TCAGGAGTAGAGGAGTTCCCAGGTCACGGGACCCGGGTAGCCGTCCGGGTCCGCGCGGAGCTCGGGCCGGCTGCGCTGGAAGTCGGCGACGTTCCGCCTGGTGTACTCGGTGAACCGGGGGCCACGCTGGTAGCCGTTCCCGTCGTGGTGCCGCGTCCACCCGCCGGCGATCAGCCTGTCGTCCAGCAGCAGCACGGCCGGGTGAGCCTTCCCCAGCACGAACGCCGACCTGCCGGGAAACGGCGGCACCTCCACCGGACCGTGGGCCTGCGGGATCCGCAGCCGCTGCCCCGGATAGATCGTGTACGGCGCCCTGATGCCGTTCACCTCGGCGAGGTCCTGCCAGGAGACGTTCAGCCTGCGGGCGACAACCGAGAGGCTGTCCCCCACCTGGACCGTGTAGACCCCGGCCGGACCAGGGCCGTCGTCCTGGCCGTGGTCGGGGCGGGGCGCGCCTTCCTGCACCCACGCGTACAGCCGGTCTCCCGGGCAGTCGGTCGCGTACCCGTCACGGTGGCCGCCCAGCCACGAGCCGGCGTCGCCGTCCCTCCGAAGCCATTCGATCGCGTCCCGGAGGCCGTGCAGCATCAGCCGCGGTGGGGTGTCCAGGCCGCCGCCGTCCTTAGCCAGCAGCGCGCAGATCGCGTAGTCCTGGGAGTTCAGCTCGCGGCTGCCGTTGGCGCCGGGGCGCTTGTGCGTTCCCCGGCCCTCGAACACCGCGCCGTGCTCGCACACCAGCCCCGAGTACGCGATGTCGACGTAGTTCTCCTTCACGTCGGCCAGGTGCGCCGCACGGATCTGGCGAACGTACTCCGCGCACCTGGCGTGCAAGCGGCTCGTGTACTCGGTGCCCAGGTAGTGAATCTTGATGCCGCGCGCCGACGGCAGGAACCCGGCCGGCGACTCGGCGGGCGCGCCCCACGCCTCACGAGGGATGAACTCCATCAGACCATCACCGGCCAGTGCCACGTGCCGGCCTGCCGCTCACCAGGAGACGCCGAGCAGTCCGTACGCCCTTGGAACGAGCCGCCTGCCGCGAGCGGGTGGAAGAACTGGCCGGTCGGGTTGAGGACGCACAGGCCCACCTGGAGGGGTTCCTCGGCGTTCACCTCCGTCACCACGGCGGCGCGGCACTTCGCGGTGTACGCCTGGGTGCCGTCCTCGCGGACCGGCGTCCCGTGGGAGACGTAGTGCACGATCCGGCCTACAGAGGGTGCCGTCATGACTCCCTCCCCAGGGGGCCCGGCAGTTCCGGGCCATCGGGATCGTCCAGCACGTGGCCGGTGAGCCGGGCCGCGGTCGCCGCGGGCAGGCCGAGCAGGGTCAACGCCGTGTAGTCGGTGAGCTTCTGCGCCTCGTGCTCCGCGAACATCGCCGCGCGCCGCAGCTGCGTCTGAAGCTGCATCGCGGCGAGCTCGGTGGCGTACTCGGTCGGGCTGATCTCCACGGCGCCGTCCGGCGGATGGACGTCGTCCGGGTCGAACGACCCCGTGAGAGTCCTGAGCTGCACCGCTCCGGTCGCGGGGAACCGGTAGTAGAAATCCACGGCTGTACCCCTTAGTCCGCGATCGACAGGATGAAAGCTTGCAAAAACGTCTGGATCCGGTCATAGGTCGCGCCGCCGGTGCCGCGGCCCATCGTGACGCGGAACTGCGTGACCGTCGCGACACCGGCCCCGATGATCGTCGCGACCACTTTCGTGTGCTGCGATGTCACGTTGACCTGAGGCGAGTTGCCGTTATTGAAACGAAAAACCATATCATCCGTACCAATGCCCCAATTTGCGGTGGAATTGATGGGCATGTCGACGGAGGCTTCTACCTCCTGCTCAATGATCATGAACGCGGGTCGGCATGGGTCCGGATTCACCACCGCCAACATCACGACCTCGACCTGGGTGTCGTCCGGGTTCGGCACGAGAACATCGGGATAGGCCGTCTGCGTCTGCTGCACGGCCTGCGTGGCGGTGTGCGGCGGCGTCGTGCGGAGCTGGCCGTTCGCGTCGCAGTAGACGGGCGTCCCCCGGGTGGTGACGTCACACGGGTACGGCCACGCCCCCGCGGTGATGGTCAGCGGACTACCCGCCGACCCATCACCGTCGAGGCCACACGCGGTGTTGACGATCGACGAACCGTCCGACGAGATCACACCCGTCGTCGAGTTGTAGGTAATGCCGGGCCCGGCCGAGATACACGTACGGACCTCGGCGCAGTCCGTCACGGCGGTGATGACGAACGGGTCGCCGACAGTCCCGGCGCCCGTGATCGTGATGTTGTCGCCGGCATCCAGCGATGCCGGGGCGCCCGTGATGACGTAGGGGTTCGCCTGCGAACCCGTACCCGTCACCTGAATGTTGGACCCGGCCAAGACTTGGCAGGTACACGTATTGCCGCCACACCCACACCTGGCCACGGCCGATCAACTCCTCGTTGCGAGGTGGTCGGCCCGGCCCAGAACCAGCGGCTGCGACGAGTCTAGCCCTCGTCCCCGGGCCAGGCCGGGGACGAGGGCGGCAGATCGCTACCGCACGCCGCGAACGATGCGCGACACGGTCGTCTGCCCGATGCCGAACTCGGCGGCCACAGCGGCTTGTGAGACGTCGCCTTGAGCCCACCGCGCGCGGACGGCCTCGACGGTCTCAGTCGAAGGGCGCTTGCGCCGCATGGCCGCTGTCCGACGCGTCGCACCTTCCGGCACCCAGTTCTCGCCCCGGACGATGCACGAGACGTTGTTCTGGGATACGCCGTACTCCTCGGCCAGGTCCACCTGCCGGACCCCACCCGCCCGGTATCGCTGACGGATCTCTTCGACCTCCCGCTCCGTCAGCTTCCGGCGCGGGTTCGCTTCCCCCGTCCGGTCTGGAGTGCCGTTACGGCCGACCGCGTACATGTCCCTGATGTTGCGCGCCTGGTCGCCGAGGTAGAGGTGCCGCAGGTTGATGCAACCTTCCACGCCTCGGTGGCAGGTGTGCAGCACGAACGACGTGCCGGGGTCGCCGTGCGCCAGCACCCAGACGGCCCGCGAGGCGTTCATCGCCCGGCCTCCGAGCCACACTGTCGGCCGACTTCGGCCAGGGGGGAAGATGACGCACTCGTTGGTCTTGGTCTCGACGCCTCGCCGTAGCAGCTGCATCGCCGCCCCGGCGGGCCTGCGCGTACTCTGTGGCATGCCGAATACTCCACGCTCTGGATTCGGTCGCGCCCGGGGGGTGTTACCGCACCCCGCCGGGCCTTTCGCTGAGGACGGTAGCCGCGAGCACCCACGCCGGTTTCAGAGATCAGACTTTTATGGGTAAACCCACGACTAGCCATACAAGTCAACTACGACCAAGCCGCTGCCCCCGTCGCTGCCGTTGAACGGGTTGCCGTAAGACAGCGCGCCGCCCGCTCCGCCGCCACGGCCGCGGGTCGCGAGGCCGGCGCCCTGGTCGCCGCGGCCGCCACCGCCGAAGCCGAAGAACGAGTTGCCTCCGGCCCCGCTGATCCCCACCGTTCCGGACACCCGAATGGCGGCGCCTGACCCGCCGCCGCCAGACGCGTACTGACCGGCGCCGCCCGGCGCTCCGACCGCACCGTTGACGGCGTCCGCCGCAGTCCCGGTGGTCATGAACGCGTTGCCGCCGTCGCCACCGTTGGCCAGGACTGCCCCGAACGAGGACACCCCGCCCGCGCCGCCCGCGGTGTTACCCACGCCGCCCGCGCCGCCGGCGCCGACCACGATCGCCTCTGCCGCGCCGAGGGCACTCGCCGCGATCAGAGACCGCGCGTATCCGCCGCCGCCGCCGCCCGGCCGGGCGATGCACTGCCCCGCAGCCGCGTCGGCCCCGGCCGATCCACCGCCGCCGCCCTGCACCTGCACATCGACCCGGGCCAGCCACGAGTACGTGGCCTTGGTGAAGCTGTAGGTGCCCGGCGTGCTGAAAATCAGCCGCTGGCGCAGGCCTTGGCTTCCGGGGACCAGGCAGAGCAGACCGTCGTCATCGGTCGTGAAGTACTCCGAACAAACGCACGTGGCCATGGTGGATCGCTCCTCGTCCGCATCAGCGGCCCGGCCCACAACCAGCAGCGCGCACCCGTCAGGCTAGCCCTGGGCGCCGCGCCCCGCCGGGACGGCAGTCAGGTGCACCGGCATCCCGGCAGGCCCGGCCAGGACCTCGGCAGCGGTGACCAGCCATACCTGGACCGTCACGGCCTCCTCGCTGACCTTTTCGATGGCCGCCGCGACCGCTTCACCGCCCCCGTACGGGCCCGCCCAGACCGGGACGGCCCCGATGACCGGGGGCGCGCTGAACGGGGCGGGGAAGCGCCACACCGCGCGGCCTTCGGGGCCCGTGGTGACGACCGCTGCGGCCGGGCCCGGCCACAGAGCCGCTGGGCGCCGCTTCTCCGGGGGCGGGAGCACGATCGGAGGGTCCACCTCCTCGACCGCGCTGCCGCCCGCTCCCCCGCCAGAGCGGCGACTGACCCGCCGCGCCGACCGATTTAGGTCTCGCAGGACCCCGGCCATCGGGTTGCCCGGCACGCGCCGGCTCGCCGACCCTCGTACGGCCATCGTTCACACTCCCGTGTTCGCGCCCGTGGGCGCCAGTTGGACCTGCACTCGTTCGCCGTCCCCGTCCTCCTGCACCTTGACGCCGGTGATCTTCATTCGCTGGGCGATCTTCCGGCACGTCAGGGTGCTGGTGATGTCCAGACACCAGCCCGGCACGAGCGTTGGCACGTTGATCGCCGCGTCTGGGGAGATCGTTACTTCCTGCGTGTCGATGAAGGCGGGCACCGGGTAGGAGGCGCGGAGCCGGGACAGGGCGGCGGCCGCCGCGCCGGCGTTGTCCTTGACCGACGTGTTCTCCAGCGACCGCTCCAGCAGCCCGTAGTAGTCGCCGAGGCCACCTGCCGACCCGATGACGCCCAACTCCTCGTCGCCCTGCACCACCCAGCGGGTCGCCAGTGCCACCCCGTCCTCGGCGACGACCAGGCCCTCGGGCATGTCGGTGTCCGTGAGCGCGCCGACCACCGCGGTGTGGTCCTCCGGCAAAAGGACGATCGTGCTCCCCACGGCCGTGTAGTCGAGGCCGGTCTCGGCCAGGTCCCGCAGATGATCCCCGGTCTGGTCCGTGTCCACCGTGTACGACCGGTCCCCGAGAATCCCGGTCTTGCTGACGACCATCACCTCGTGGCCGGGGTCGTCCGGATCGAAGCCGTCCTCGATCAGCCACTCGGCGATGTCCGTCAGGTCGGTGGCCTTGAAGTCCCTGGTCTCGTGCGGCACGCGCCGGTCCAGCCACGCCAGCACGTCCCCGGCCGTGATCTCCACCACGCCGATCTTCCACTCGATCTGGAGGATCGGCCCCTCCCATACCGGCCGCCCGTCCCGGAAGACCACCAACTTGTGCCGCCAGGACCGGATCAACGACAGCTTGTCGCAGCAGTCCCCGTCCGGGTGGACTGTGATCTTCGCCGTCGAGGTGTCATCGAGAACGCGCGTCCACTCGATCGCGACGAGCGTGTTCGCGGGGGTCACGATCTCCCCCGACCGGTCAATGATCATCACCTGATGAGTTCCGCAGCCGGCGACGGCCATCTACAGCCCCCTGCCGGACAGGCCGATCGTCACCACGGCGTCGCTCCCCGGGGGCGCGCCCGAGTCGGTCTCGAAGCACACGCAATAGGTGGCGCAGTCCAGCGGCTTGACCGTCATCGGCGCCCCGTCCTGCCCGAAGACGTACGGGCTGGTCTCGCAGACGTTCCCGCACTCGACGACGGCCCGGCCGGTTTGGCCGTCGATCGTCAGCGCCGTCCCGGCCGGCACGTGCTGGATGTGGTAGACGCTGTGCGCCTCGCACCGATCCTGGTCGCTGATCTCGTCGCAGGTCAGCGTCTCGTGGTTGCCGGTCCGTTCGAAGAAGCTGATGGTGAGGCGCTGCACCGGGTACAGCCCGGCCCGCACCGTGATCACCGGGACGTCCACGGACCAGTCCGGCCGGCTCGTCAGGTCCAGGTCGTAGCAGACCCTCGTGGCCGCCAGCGGCAGGCAGTAGCAGGAGTCCGGCGCCTGGGGGGATGGTGGCGGCGTCGGGAGCTGGCAGAAGGCGTCCGTGGACGACAGGATCGGGTCCGGGCATGTCCCGAGGCGGCAGCAGCCGTCGCAGCCGGTCCCTGGTTCCGCGCCCGGCTCGACGATGCAGAACGTCGGGCACTCGTCGTCGTCGTCCGGCGCGGCCGGGACCTCCAGCACCGGCATGATGTCGGTCCACGGCCACGGCGTTCCCGCCACCAGCACGAATTCGACCGTGATGATGTCCGCGCCGAGCGTGCACTCCCCCGACTTGCAGCCGGTGCCCTGTCGGGAGACGACCGTCGGGCCTTCCACGAGCGCCACACGGCGGAACGTGCGCCTGTAGAGGTCGTTGAACTCTGCCGCCGTCAGGTCCTCGTCGCCGGGGCAGCACGAGTAGGTGACGAGGCAGTCGCCGTCACAGGAACCGTCCGTGCACCCGTCCAGCGCTTCGCCGAGCCAGTGCAGCCCGTACTCCACGCCACAGCAGGTCGCGCCGAGGAGGATCCCGGTCACCGTCAGGACCCTGGGCTGCACACGGCGCGGCCCGATGGATGCGCCGCCGCTCACCGCGGTGGTGTACGAGCGCTTCACCGGGCGGTCGTCGGCCCCGTCGATGGACAGCACGAGGAAGCCGGCGAACTCAGCGCTCGCCGGTACGTCGGGGTCGTACCAGGGCGCCAGGTCGTCCTTGGGGTTCGTGTACGGCTCGTCCTCGAGGACTTCGGCGGTGAGCGTGGGGCAGACGCACGCGCCGAAGCTCGTCAGCGGGGACCCGACGCTCTGGAGGTAGGCGTTCAGCCGGGTGGAGTTCGCGATCTCCGTACCCCCCAGCGTGAGAAAGTCGGGGATCACTCAGCGGCCCTCCGCTCCTTGGCGCCGAGCACCCTGCCCGGACGCTCTCGGACAAGATCCGGACACCCGGCTACGACTCGTCCGGGGTCTTGCAGTGCACCGGCACTGACCAGCCCGGACACCGTCCGGACGGGACCTGCGGACACCCGGCCATGGACGCCGGTCCAGGCAGCGGCCCGCATCGATGTCCGCGTGCGTCCGGACGCGTCCGGACTGGGCTGTCCGGGGATCACAGCAGGGCCGCCGCGAGCGTCATCCGGTTCAGGACCCGCTTCGCCGTCGCCTCCGCGTCACCGACCTCGTTCAAGGTCCAGTTGTTCGTGATCGAGACGCCGGGCCGGGCGGACGGTCCACCGGCCGCGGGCTTCTTCCCGCCCGCCAGAATGTCGAGCAGCCCGGACTCCTCGGCGAGCTGCCGGGCGCGCTGCGGCCGGGTCAGCGGAATCACGACCTCGGCGCCGGCCTCACCGATGAGGGCCGCCGTCGGGGAGGTCACGATCCCGCCGTCGGCGAACGGCAGCAGCGCCCTGACGCTGGACGGCAGACCGGACTTGATCTTCCGGACGATGTCGCTGCCGATGTTCCCCAGCGTCGCGAGGATCCGCCCCGGCAGCCGGGAGAACAGCGACACCACACTGGAGATCAGCCCGCTGACGGCGGACAGCGCCCGGTCCTTGGCCGACGTGAACGCGGACCCGATCCGGCTCCCGAGCGCGGACAGCGCCGAGCCCGCCCGCCCGGGCAGCGCCGACAGGTACGACAGCACCCGCGACCCGAACGACGTGATGGCGTTCAGCGCCGCCGTTCCCGCCGCGATGGCCGCGTTCCCGATGGTCGACGCCAGCGACGACAGGGCCGCGCCGGCCCGGCCGGGCAGCGCCGCCAGGAACGCCAGCGCGGACTCGATGAACGACGAAGTCGCCTCCGTCGCCGCCGTGTAGGTGTTGGACAGCGACGTCAGGACCGCGGTGCTCATGTTGGACAGCGCCACCGACGTCCGCTCGGGCAGCGACGTGAAGAACGCGATCAGCTGGTCGATGAACGCCGTCGTCGCGTCGACAACGGTCGTGAAGGCTGACGTCGCCGCGTTGTAGATCGTCTCGCCCAGGCTCACCAGCGCGTCCGCGATCTGCCCGGGGAGCACGGTGAACAGGTAGATAATCCCCGCTAGGGCCGTGAGCAGGGCGATCGCGACGCCGGCGACGGCCGAGGTGAACGCCTCGTACAGGAGGCCGGGGAGCGCGGCGAGGGCCGCGAGGATCTGCCCGGGCAGCGCGACGAAGAACGCGACCACCGAGTTGAAGGCGCCGACCAGGAGCGAGCTCACCGTCGCGAACGCCTGCGTGAAGAACGCGCCGATGCTCGCCCCGAGGCCCGTGAAGAACGTCCCCAGCGTCGTCCCCAGGGCCGAGACCTGCTCCAGGATGAGGCCCGGCAGGCTGGCGAAGAAGTCACCGACGGACGAGGCGCCGGACGACAAGGACTCGAACGCTGAGACCGCGAGGCCGGGGAGGGAGGTCAGGAAGGTGGCCACCGAGGTGAGGCCGCCGACCAGGCCGTTGATCGCGTCGACCAGGCCGGTCACGAGCGGCACTACCGCTTCGATGATCAGGAACCCGGCCAGGGCCGCCGCGACTTGGAGGATCGGCGCGACGATCTGGATCGCGAGGACGACCAGCGGGGCCAGTGCGGCGACGAGCTCGGCGATCGGCGGCAGGAGCGGCACCAGGGCCGCGACCAGCGCGTTGAACGCCGCGATGATGGGCGGCAGGACGGGCAGGAGCCCGGCGACGATCGCCGTCACCACCGGCGTCAGGGACGTCGCGACCGACGCGAGGGTGGTCGCCAGGGTGAGGAGCAGCGGGGCGAGCCCGGTGATCGCTGCCCCGAGGGCCTGGCCGAGGGCGTCCGCGAGCGGGATGATCGCCTGGATCAGGAAGAACAGCGGCGGCCCGAGTTGCTGGATGACGGGCAGCAGGGCGCCGACCAGGGCCGAGATGACGGGGCCGACGGCGGCCGTCACGAGGTCGAGCGCGGGGGCCAGGAGATCCGCGACGAGACCGGCCAGCGCCCCCACCAGGGGCAGCAGAGGGGCCAGCGCGGCCAGCGCGGACCCGATGGCACCCCCCAGGGGCTCCAGGGACGGGCCGATGAGCGCCAGCCCTTCGGCGAGGGCCTGGCCGACCGTGGCCAACGCCGGGGCGATCTGGGCGAGTCCGGGCCCCAAGGCGTTGACCAGGTTGACCAGCGCCGGGCCGAGCGCCGTGAAGATCGGCGCCAGCGCGGGCGCGATAGCACCGACCTGCGTGACCAGCGCGGAGAGGATCGGGCCGAGCTGCGCCGCGATCGTCGCGACGGTCGAGAAGATCCCGCTGATCGCCGACTGGCCGGACGTCGAGTTGACGAACTCGGCGAACGACGCGGTGATCGCCTGGATGTTGTTGAGCAGCCCCCCGCCGGAGACCTGCGCGGCCGAGAAGACGCCGGACAGGATCGACCCGACGTTCTGAAGGATCCCGCCGAGCTGCCCGAAGACGGTCAGGGCCTGGTCGACCCACCGCACCGCGTCCCCGCCTGTGGCCGCCCGCTGGAGGAACTCCCCCAGCCGCTCACCGACGCTCGCGATGCTCGACGACAGCCGCGCGCCGAACGCGTCGGAGACGGCCGCGGCGACCTGGAGGAAGCCGGCGGTGAGCTTGTTCGTCGTCAGCGCCAGCCCGCCGACGGCCTGATCGGCCGCGCCGAGGATGCTGGTGACGTTCGCGACGCCCTGCGCGCCCTTGAGGTAGCCGGTGACCCCGAGCGCGGCCCGTCCCCAGCCGTCCGCGATGCTCGACAGGCCGCTCTTGAGCGGGCCGCCCAGCGCCTCCGCAACGGCGGTGATCTCGCCCTTGAGCTGGGAGAAGAAGGCGTCCTGGACGCTGTTCCTCAGCGACTCGAATTCGGGCTTGAGGGCCCGGACCTCGAGCGCAGCGGCGCGCGCCGCCGGAGACAGGGCCTCCAGCGACTTGGTGAACGCCTTGGCGTCGCCGGTCAGCGCCGCGCCGAAGGCCTCGCTGACCCCTTGCAGGGCGAGCTTCAGCCCGCCCAGCGCCGCCTGGAAGCCGAGGACCGCCGCGGGGCCGGCGGCGATGATGCCGACGGCCGGGGCCAGGGCCCCGACAAGCGCGGTGACCCCCGCGGCCGCACCGGCGGCCGCAATGCCGATCGCGCCGAACTGGAGCAGACCCCCCAGCGACGCAGCCGTCGCACCGGCGAGACTCCCCAACCGGGACAGAGACCGCCCGAACCTGTCGGTGTCGACGTTGGTCTCGACCTCGATGCTGGGCGCCCGGTGCGCCCGGACCCGCTCGTCGAACCCGTCGAAGCCCGGGACGACCTGGACCTCGAACTCCTCGCCGGCGAGGAGCGCACGGATCCGCTCGACGAACCCGGTGAGGTCCGGCGACACCGGGACATTGATCGACTCCAGGGAGCCGAGCCCGCGCAGCAGCCCAGCGTCGAACCGGTCCAGGTCCGGGACAACCGTGATGCGGACCTCGTCCCCGGCAACCTGCCGCGCGAGCTCGCCTCGAAACCCGGAGAGATCCGGCTCGACCTGGACCTGGACCGCGTCCAGCCGCGCGAGGTCGGCCGCCAGCGCTGTCCGGAACGCGGAGACGTCCGGCTCGACCCGGACCGCGACGTCGTCCAGGCCGCCAAGGCCGGCGGCGAGGGCCGTCCGGAACGTGGAGGCGTCTGGGACGACCGGGACCGAGACCGCGTCCAGGCGCGCGAGATCCGCCGCCAGCGCGGTACGGAAGGCCGATGCGTCCGGCCCGACGCGAACCGCGACGTCGTCCAGACGCCCAAGGTCCGCGGCGAGGGCTGCCCGGAACGCCGACGCATCCGGGACCACCGGCACCGAGACCGCGTCCAGCCGCGCGAGGTCCGCCGCCAGCGCGCTGCGGAAGGCCGACGCGTCGGGCTCGACCGGGACCGAGACCGCGGCCAGCCGAGCAAGGTCAGCGGCCAACGCCGTCCGGAAGGCCGATGCGTCCGGCTCGACACGAACCGCGACGTCGTCCAGGCCGCCAAGGCCTCCGGCGAGCGCCGTCCGGAACGTGGACGCGTCCGGGATGACCGGGACCGAGACCGCGTCCAGGCGCGCGAGATCCGCCGCCAGTTCGGCCCGGAAGGCGGAGACATCCGGCTCGACTCCGACGGCGACCGCGTCAAGCCGCCGCAGGTCGCCAGCGAGCGCCGTCCGGAACGCAGAGGCGTCCGGAACGACCGAAACCGCGACGTCGTCCAGACGCCGCAGGTCGGCGGCCAGCGCCGCCCGGAACGCCGACGCGTCCGGGACCACCGGGACAGCGACTGCATCCAGGCGTGCGAGATCCGCCGCCAGCTCGGCCCGGAACCTGGCGACGTCCGGCGCTACGCCGACAGACGCCTCGTCCAGGCGCCGCAGGTCGGCGGCCAGCTCAGCGCGAAACCGGTCGGCGTCGGGGGTGACCCGGACGACGGCTTCGTCTAGGCGCCGCAGGTCGGCGGCGAGCTCGGCCCGGAACCCGCCGACGTCGGGCGCAACCGGGACTTCGACCTCGTCCAGGCGCTGGAGTTCCCGAGCCAGCTCGGCCCGGAACGCCGAGACCTCGGGGGTGACCGGCACCCGGCCGTCGACCGCGTTGAGGGCGCTCTGGAGTCCGCGCTGGAGCCGCTGCCCGATGGTGCGGACGCTGCGGTCCATCGCCCGCTGGATGCGGGCACCGAGCGACCGCGCATCCGCATCGACGTGGGCATCGTCGATCTCGACGGTGATCCGGGCCGAGCCGTAGTCGATCTCGTCGGCCATCGGGCAACCTCACGCGTACGTGGTGGTTGCCCGGCCCAGAACCAGCGGCGGTAGTGCGCTATCAGACTATCCGGCCCGGCCTCCCGACAGACGGGCGTCCTGCGCCGCGAGCTGCGCTGTCAACGCCATCGCCTGCGCCCGCGACATCCCCACCCCCGGCGCTGGCCGCCCACGTTCCGGACGACGGCCCCTCGGAGGCGCGTACAGCCGGGACCGGTTCCGAGCCCGCTCGGCGTCGTCCTCGGCCGCCCGGTCCATGGAGACCTCAGCAGCGTTCAGGAGCCGGCAGACGGGCCAACGGCGGGGGTCGATGCCCTTGAGGGCGAGCGACCCGTCCCACGACTCCCACGACTCGGCGACGGAGGCGCAGAGTCGCTGGACGACCCAGTAGGGCGGCGCCCATACACCTCCATCACGAACTCCATGAGCTGGACCAGGACGCGGTCGGGCAGCCGCATCCCGGCGTTCACGACCTCCGCGCCGACCTGTCCCTCTGCGGCCGACTGGGCGTCAGCCTCGGTGCGGTAGGTGCCGGTCACGGTGTCGCCCACGCGCACTTCCCAGCGGGTGAAGACGGACGCCGACTCGGGGAGCATGAAGTCGGTGAGGAACGAGCGCAGGCTTCCGGTGATCGCGCGGAGGCGTTCTACGCTGATCGAGGCCAGGTCGCTCGGGTCGATGTTCGCGCCCTTGTAGGCCGCTTGCAGCTGCTCGTACGCGTCCAAGAATTGGTCGCTGTCCACCTCCGGGTAGAACAGCAGCTCAGTGCCGCCGACGTCGGCGACATGGTTCTCCGTGTTGAGCGCAAAGGACTTACGCGCCATGTGGACTACTCCGGTGTCCGTACCAACGCCCGGCCCAGAACCAGCAGCGTGTGCGCAAGGGTAGCCGTCGCGAGCGGTGCCCTACCGGCCGAGGCGCAGCGCCCGCTCGAGGAAGTTGTTCGCGCGGGTGCCGGGGTGCCGGACGAGCCGGGTGTAGACGACGTCACCGCCGACCTCGAACCGCAGGACGCCGTTGCGGCGGCGCGGCCGGATGAGGTGAGGGCGGGTGCCGCCCAGGACATAGACGCTCGCCGGGTGCGTTGAGGTGATGACGCCGGCCAGCCCTCGCGGGACCTGTTCGATCCGCGTGACGATGCCGCGGCCCATCGAACCGGGGGCCTCACTGCGGGCGATGGCGGCAACCTTCTCGGTTCGTGCCCGCAGGCGCCGCTCCACGATGCCGCCGCGCAGGCGCAGCGCCCGCGCCAGCCGGCCCGGCTCCAGCCGCACTTCCACGCTCATGGCGCATCAACCTTCCGGGCACGCGTAGCAGCCGTACAGGCCCACGGTGACACGCTGCTCCAGGCCCACGCAGCCGCCGTCAGGGCCTACCGTCTTCGAGGCTCCGATGACGTAGCGGCGGCTCCCGGGCTTCGTCGTCGTCTGCGGGAGGCAGCACAGCAGCGCGTTGTAGACCGAGGCGAGATCCACGTGCAGCACCTTCGCCGCAGCGGCCAGGTCCTCGCATGAAGGCGGACACCCGTCGTCGGTCGGCCCGGGCACGCACCGCAGCAGGGTGATGACCAGCTCGACCGCCATGTACGTCGGCTGGGTGCAGCCGCGCAGGCCTCGGATCTCGCGGTCCTCGCTCGGGAAGCTGGTCGAGGGGAAGACGCGGGCGACGCTCACCGTCAGCTGGCCGCCGACCTGCGCCGGCGGCCCGCACGGGTCCTCGCACGAGTCCCACGACACCGTGCCCGGCACCAGGCAGGACCGGCAGGTGGGACAGCCAGGCTGTCCCGGCACATCTGTGGCGGCCTGGTCCAGCGCCACACAGATGCAGGCCAGGACGTCCTCGGCCAGGTCGTTGACGGCGAGAAGCTGTACGGCCATGCAGGGCTCCTTGGGGCGCGGTCAGGGGATGCGCTGGACGCGAGGGCGCTTGAAGTCCGGAGAGTAGGCGCGTGACGCCGACTGCATCCGGTACGGGTTGACGGTGCTCAACCACAGGTCGACCAGTTGGAGGCCGGTGCGGCCTTCCTCGTAGATGGCTGTGGGGTCACCCATCTCGAGCTGGAGGCCCTGCCGCGTCACCCTGGACACGTTCCGGCCGGCGGCCGCGCACCCGCACGACCCGCCGCCGCAGCCCTTCAGCAGGTGGCACACGAGCTCCGACACGGCCGCGATGGCGGACTCGTCGAGCCGGAGCCCGGTCCGGTACGTGACCGTCAGGGTGTCCTCCTCGCCGGACGCTGCGGCGAGATCCTGGCACGTCGGCCAACAGGCGCCGTCCGTACGGACGAGCGTCCCGGAGTTGTCGACCCGGTACGCGTCCACCGCCAGGACGTCCGGCCCCTCCTGGACGCTCACGATGTCGTACACGGGACCCGGCAGGTAGATCTCGCACAGCTCCCCGCACGAGCAGTCGCCGGAGCAGCCGCAGACCGCCGCGTTGCGCCAGAGGCCGTCCGTGCCCAGGTACGGAATCCAGGGGCTGCCGTTGCTCCAGTCCGCCCAGGAACGGGGCAGCACTTCCAGGCAGGCCCGGCGGCACGGCCGGACGGCCACCGGGCAAGACGGCCCCCAACGGCGCCCCGACAGGCGCCACAGGATCTGAGACGCAACCGCGGTCATGCGGGTGACGAGAGCCGGATCGGTCTCGGCCACGTCGCAGCACAGCTCTACCGGCCAGGGCGAGCACACATCCTGCTGGAGCGGTGTCGTCACCGAAGCCCCCACCTCTCGTACGTACGGACACCGGCAGCAGCTGCGGGGCGGTGTGACCGCCTCGCGGCTGCGTGCCGGCGTCCGGCGGGGATCACGGGGCGCAGACGCCGATGAGCGGAACCGGCTGGTAGTCGCAGGTGACGACCGGCGGCGCGATCGTCGTGATGAACGACCTCCTGTGACAGTTCTCGCCGAGCGGGGTCAGCATCGGCCCCGGAGTCTGGGCGACGTCGGCGGCCTGCACGTTGTACGGGCCGATGCCCCAGCGCGAGTTCGCCCGGGTCGAACCGGACAGGACCAGGTTCACCGCCTCAGACCCGATCTCCAGGTCTCCGAGCTGGCCGTTCGTGACCCACGGCAGCAGGAAGTAGATCCAGGCTCCGTCTGTCGTAGGGGTGTTCGGGCAGACCTCCTCGCCGAGTACCTGCGCCCACAGCTCGATCGCGAACCCCGAGTCGCACTGGATCGAGCAGTCGTCGTAACCGATCAGCGCACCGTCGAAGCCCGCGTAAGGGCTCTGCCCGGTCGTGAGCTCGATGAACTCGGGGCTGACCCCGTAGAAGGTCAGCTCGACGTCGTATCCGCGGAAGGAGGGGCAGCCCCGCTTGAAGCCGCAGACCTTTCCGTTCGCGGCCTTGTACTCGACGTCCGTGCCGTCCTCGGTGTTCACGTTCATGGCGAGCGTGGCGAAGCAGTCCAGCACGTAGCTGTTATCGGCGCCACAGACGACTCGGCCGCAGGAGTCGACGCGGGTGACACGGATGGTCTCCGCGTTGGCGATCAGGGGACAGGACACGAGGGGCCTCCAACAAAGGGAGTTGGTGGCCCGGCCCACAACCAGCGGCGAAAGCAGTCGGCCGACCCCGGCGCCCGCCGGCGGTCTGCCCAGTGCGCTCGGCCCACAGCCAGCAGCGCACTATCAGGAGTCTAGCCTCCGGGCCCTCCCAGCGGCCCGTACGTGCCGTCAGGGGCCGTTACACCCCTTGCCCGGCCTCGACGGCGATCAGGTGGACCGTCGCCCCGACGAGCGGTTGGGGCACCTGCAGAACGCTGATGCCCAAAATCACTACGCCTGGGCTCTGCCGGACGTTGACGGTGCACGAGGACGCGGACAGCGCGGTGACCCGGGCCTCCGTCGCGTTCGTGTTGGAGGTCTCCAGGCCGACGCTCACCACGGGCGCGACCGAGAAGGCAGGCGAGAAGGCGAACACCACGTCACCGGAGGCGTTGGACACGCCCTTGGCGGCGTACACGCGGCGGGCTGCGGTCGGAGCGACGACCCACCGGGTGCCGTCGGACTGCACCCTCCGCGCCCGACCGGCCGGGATCACCAGAGAAGCGGTCGGGGTGCCGTCGACCGAGAACGGGGTGGCGCCGACCGAGGACCACGTGACCGCCGCGGTGCCCGTGTTCGTGAGGTCGTGCGTACGGCCCAGGACCGTCGTCGGGTCCGGCAGGGACTCCGCTGCGGTAGCGGCTTCGACGATCAAGGCGTCGGTATCGTGAAGGCTCATCAGGTCCCCGCTCAGATCCAGTCGTCAAAGCTCTTGTTGGCCAGTCGGTTCAGGTTGGCAGCGGTCGCGGTCTTGGTCGCGGCCAGGCTCATCTCCGAGTCGAAGTGCACGAAGGCCCCGGTGTTGAGCGTCGCGCCGCCGGCGACCCGGCACCGCTGGGTGCAACCGCTCGCCGCCACGTTCAGCGTGGCCCCCTGCTCGACCGTGCAGTCCCGGACGGGCTGCCCGACGACCCGGGCCCCGGTCACGGTCAGCAGGGACTGACCGCGCACGCTCATCGAGAAGACGTCGGCCAGGCCCGCGCCGGCGGAGCCGGTGAGGCCGGTCAGGGTGACCGTGGATAGGCCCTCGACCCGGTTGTTGCGGATCTGCTTCGCCGTCGCGTCGCCGCCCGTGTAGGTGACCGTGCACCCGGGGCCTACGTGGTTGCCGGTGAAGGCGGAGGCGCCCGACAGCCCGGAGTTCGCGTTGTTGATCGTGACGATGCCGCCCAGGATCTCGCAGTTGTCGATCCACCCGCCGTCGGTCGTGCCGGTGATGGTCACGACGCCCTCACCGACGACGGAGCTGCCCCGCACGACGGAGCGGGAGACCAGGCTGGTGTTGCTGCCGGTCGTCGTGGAGAACGTGACCTGCGCCGGGCCCTCGATCCGCGACTGGTCGATGCGGTCGCCGATGGCCGCGACGACCGTCGCCGTGGTGCTCGACTCGGTCACCGTGGCGCCGCCGCCGACGTACGAGCCGACGCCCATCGACAGAGACCGGACGTCGGTGACCACCATCGTGCCGTTGTCCAGCGTCCCGTTCTGAATGGTCAGGCTCCCCGTCGAGCCAGCCGCCAGGCGCAGCGTGCCGCCGCGGGTCTGGCACTGCGTAGCGATGATCTGCCCGCTCCCCTGATGGTCGAACAGAGTGCCGGTGAACACGCCGGTCACGATGTCGCAGCGCCCGGAAACAGCCGTGCGGTCGATGCGGATGCCGTCGATGGTCGAGTTGGAGACGTTGACGCTGGCACCGGCCGGGCCGTCGATGGTCCACAGGGCGCCGAACGAGATATCGCAGTTGCCGATCGTCAGGGTCGGGTCGCCCAGATGCGTGATGCTGCCGCCGCCGGCAACGCCGCGCAGCCGGGAGTTCGCCACGCTCAGGGTCGTCACGACGGTCCCGGCCTGCGTGCGCAGGGTAGAGCCGCGCAGGTCCGAGTCCGTGATGGTGATGTTCTTCACGCTGCCCGGGTCATTGACCAGGGTGGCCTGGTAGAGCCGGCTGCCTGACTGGACAGTGATGCCACCGGTCCCGCTGTTGGTCACGATCGAGCCGTGAAGCTGCGAGTTGCTGACCGTCATCGTCGGGCCGGTCGTGACGTTGCTCGCGTTCTCGATCCGGGCGTTGGTGATGAACCCCGAGGCCCAGCCGGTCATGTTGACCGTGGAGTTGGCGATCCGGCTCCCCGTGACCGAGCGGGCCGTGGCCGGGGCCGTGAGGGTCACGGAGTCGAACTCGTTCTCCGACCACGTCGCCGTGCCCCAGGGGAACGTGCCGAGGATCGGGCTGGTGCCGGTGGTGTCCCGCACCACGTTGTTGAGGTTGTCCCTCAGCTCGATCATCTGGCCGACCGCGCCGCGGTCGATGTCGAAGAGACCGGCCCATGCCTCGTTGTCGTACGGGGTCCAAACTTTGGCTTCAAGGGCGAGGACGGAGGCGGTGACTGCGTGCAGCTCGACCGTGTTCGGCCCGGCCAGGGTCGCCCCCTGTACCCAGTCGGTGACGATGTAATGGCACTGGGGGTCGAGGCTCCCGGCGTCGCGGAGGGCGATCAGCGCGGCGACCGTCATCGGGCCGGGGCATCCGGCCTGTGCGGGCGGGGTGAATGATCCGCTCGTGGACATGGCGCCTCCTAGGCGGCGGGGTTGAGGAACTCCAGGCGGATGCGAACCGGAGTGGTGGCGCCGCTCTGATGGAAGAAGATCTGCGTACTGGACTGGGTCCGCACGTGCCCGAGTGCGGTGGTGGCGGGTCCGCTGATGTAGGTCAGCTTCACCGTCCAGCCGTTGGCGGTGACGTTGGACGTCACCGTGCCGCCGGGCAGGAGCGCCCCGGAGGTCGGCCACGTGACCGTGCCGAGCTGGGCGCTGCTCGCCGTCATGATCGCGTCGCCGCTGGAGTGCGGCGGGTTGCCGTACTCCAGCTCCACGACGTCGGCGCCGAGCCACTGCACGGTCGGGTTGCCCACCGTCGGGTCGTAGCAGCCTCCGCCCACGGCGGTGAGGCCGGTCGTCACGCTGGGGGGCGGCACGAGGTTGCAGAGGTTCTCCCCGAGCAGGTCGATCCCGTCGTTGAAGAACTGGCCGGTGAGGAGGAAGTCGTCCAGGACGTTCGTCGGCGTGCCGTCGCCGTCGCACGGGCCGATGTCGGACAGGTGGACCAGGTTCCCCACCTCGTCGTACCACTCCAGCGCCCCGCTGCCTCGCCGTCGGCAGGGGAAGACGGGCCCGCGGGTGAAGGCCTCGACCTGGCGCAGCAGCGGCGAGCCTGCGCCCATCACCGCGACGTTCTGTTTGTGGAAGCCGTTGAAGCGGACCCGGGCCACTCCGGACACCGGGGCGAAGTCCAGCGTGCGGGGCGGGGTGTTGTCGCCGATGGGGGCGGTGAGGTTCCACGGCGTCGTGAACAGGGGCGACAGCCCGGCGTCGAGGAGCGTGACGGTGATCAGGCCGAAGCCGTCCTGATCGGTCAGTACGCCCCCGCCGCCGTTGTGCCAGCGGAGTCGCACCAGGTTGTTGACCGGCGCGGCGAAGACGTAGTCGAAGGCCGTGGTCGGGTTGGCGATGAGCTGCGCCTCGGTGACGGGCGGGGCGAAGCCGGACAGGTCGGCGCCCTCCGTCCCGTCGATCGTGGAGGCCAGGTTCGTGATGGGCAGGCCGGCCGGGTTCGCCGAGACGAGCACGTTGGCGAACAGCACCTCCCCGGCCGCGCACCGTTCCGGGGCGCCGGCCGGGCAGCAGTCACAGGGCACGGGCATGGCGGCGCCTCCTCACGGGGCCGGCTGGAGGAGATCGAGCCTCCAGCGGATCGGCGGGGTGACGTTGTCCGTGGAGGCGAAGTGCAGGGCGAGCGTGACCCCGCCGGTCATCCGGATTGTCTGGATGGAGGAGGGCGGGCCCGACAGGTAGGTGATCACGGCCCGCTTGTTGGTGTTGAACAGGTTCGACACCCGGGCTTCCCCGGGCGCCATGCCGGTGTTGTTGGTCGGCCACGTGATCCCCGCAGGCGCCAGGGTCGGCGAGGAGTAGCTGATGAACACGCCGCCGCTGGTCCTGGGAGGGTTGCCGTACTCCATGGTGACCGTGGACGTCGGGCCCCAGTCCATCGTCGGGCTGCCCGTAGTCGGGTCGAAGCACTGCGGGCCGCTCGGGGACGGCCCCCACCCGGCCGTTGCCGCCGGCGCCGGGCTGACGTTGCAGATGTTCTCCCCCGAGCTGTCCGGACCGTCCCCGAAGGCGCCCCCGTTCATGTGGAGGTCCCCGAGAACGAACGGGACGAACTGGGTCGCGCAGTCCACGACGTTCGCGGTGGGCACGAGGTTCCCGGCCACGTCGTACCACTCCAGCGCCCCACTACGGCGGCGGCACGGGAAGACCGGGGCGAGCCCGGTCCCGGTCAGGACGCACCGGCCCTCACCGACAGGGCAGCAGTCACACGGCGTGCTCACATCGTCACCGCCTGCGATACGATGTTTGCGTGAGAGTCCTCAAATGCATCATTGAAGGATGCGTCCCGCGCGCCCGCGGAAACGGCGACTACTGCGCCATGCATTGGGAGCGCATCAAGCGCAACGGCGACCCGGGGCCACCGGGTCGAACGACCGCACCAAACGGAACGTCCCGAGCCCTGGCGGAACTCGGCGCGCAAGGTGGCACCGAATGCATCCTTACGCCCACGCGTCGACAAAAGATGCTCGATGGGTCGGCGCGCGGAGACACCCAGAGGTCCATTTCCCGGGTGGCCTGGCGAATCCGGAATGGAGATCCGGGGAACTTGAAAGTTCTTCACATCTGCCAGGACGACAGGTGCGTAAATGTCGACCACATGTACCTGGGCACCACCTCCGATAACTCCGCAGACGCCAAGGCTGTGTACGAAGTCGGGCTTGCGGTGGTGCAAGCCCGATTCCGTGCAGGAGGGCCCGGGATCTGTAGAGGCGAGGATCACCGCTGAGTCCAGTTCGCGACCACGGTCGCCCCGGCCTGAGGGGTGACCGAGACCGGCCCGGTCAACTGGTTGTTGTCTTCGGCGTTCCAGGTGAGCGTCAGCCCGGCCGGGAGGCCCGTCAGGGCCGTGCCGTTGGCGTCGACTAGGTCCCACAGCCCGGACGTCCCGGTGACCGTGAGGCTGGTCAGCGTCCCGGCGACGTCGCCTCCCGGCGTCCACGGCGTGGCGTTGGTCAGGACACGACCCTGGGCGGTCAGCGTCACCGGGGTGTCGTCGTCCACGCACGGGACGATGCTCGCCGCGAGGATCGTGGCGCCCGAGACGGAGTCGATCAGGCTAATCGTCCCGTTGGTTGCCCGGATCGCCGTGTAGAACCCGGACCCGGTATTCGTGCACCCGTTGCCGATGACGGTTCCACAGCAGTCCGAGCACAGCCCGACGGCGCCGACCGGGGCGAAGGCAGCACCGGCGAGGGTGGTGTTCGTGGTGGAGATCAGTGCGCCGGTGGTCGAGTTGAACCTGAAGAGCCTAATGAAGGCGGTACCTGCGCTATCGCAGAGGATTTCCTCCACGAAATCCGTGTCCGACTGGACCGTCTGGGCGCAGACGCCCACGGCCCCGGTCGGCACGAACGCGGCCCCGGCGAGGGTGGTGTCCGTGAAGCCGGTGACCGCGCCGGCTGCGTTGTACGTGTACGTGCGGATGAACCGGTTCGGGTTGGCGGCCGAGTCGCAGAGGATGACGGATTCGCTGTCCCGGCCGGAGCACAGGCCTACGGTGCCGGTCGGCACGTAGGCGGCGGTGCCGGCGAGGTTGGTGTCCCGGACCGTGACGACGGTCCCGGTTGCGTCGTGGACCGTGGACCGACGGAAGGCGGTCGCGACGCCGGCGTTGACGTCGCACAGGATCTGCGTCTCGGTGTCCGCGGTCACCTGGGCGTCGGCGACGGCCTGGCCGATGTCGTCGGCGGTCACGCAGGGGCAGGGGCTGCCGCTGCTGCCCGACGACGTGCAGGCGCCGACCTCGCCGGTCACGACGTACGGCGCGCCTTCGGGGGTGGTGTCGACGGTGGCGAGGGTCTCGCCGGTCTCGCAGTCGGTGACGACGGTCCGGAAGAACTGGATCTCGCAGCCGTCCACGTTGTACGCGTAGGCGGCGGTGAAGTTCCTCGCCTGCCACTGCTTGCCGTCTGGCGGGGCGCACGTCCCGGTCTGGAAGGTCTCGACGTCGAGCCAGACGGCGACGTTGCCGGTGTCCAGCTCGGTCGCGGCGATGTCGGCCTCGATGGTCAGGACGTCGGTCTGTCCGACGGGCGTCCCGAACAGCGTGCTGCCCGCGTTCAGTACGGCGCCGTCGGAGACGCGGAACAGCCGGAATCGGCCCGCACCGGAGCAGCCGGCGCCGGGTCCGAGGTTCTGGGTCTCGACGCTGAGGGAGACGTGGACGGTGCCGTCCGTGCAGGCGGGTGCTGGGGCCTGGAGGGTGGCCGCGACATAGCGGTGTACCTGGGTGATGCCGGGGCCTGTGGAGACGTCCGGCCCGAAGTTGATGACGCCGCCGGTCCAGAGCGCGCCGCCGCCTCCGGGCCGCTGGACGAAGTCGGCGGTCGGGATGTCCGGGATGAACTGCTGGTTCGTGTTGGTGACCGTCGGGGCGCCGTCGGGGTCGTCGGTCGGGATGTCGCAGACGAGGAGCGTCGTCGTGTTCGTGCAGTCCGTCGGCGAGCAGGTGCCGACCGTCCCTGTCGGGACGTAGGGGGCCCCGGCCAGGGTGTAGTTCGAGACGCTGGTGATCGTGTTGTTCTGGTCGCGGCGGTAGTCCCGTACGAACGGGATGCTGCTGCCGTCGGGCTGGATGTCGCAGAGGATCGCGAGGTCCGCGTCAGGCTGCTCGACGTCGGCCGGGCAGGTGGTGACTGTGCCGACGGGGACGTAGGTCGCGCCGGTGGTCGCGTTGACCAGGCGCACGGAGTCGATCGTGCCGTCGGCTGCGTAGTGGTACTCGATCAGGACCAGGCCCTGAACGTCGCCGTTGCCGTCGACGTCACAGAAGATCCCGGAGACCTGCACCGACTGGGAGGAGGAGCAGGACATGGTGCCGGCTGGTGGCGGCCCGGCGGTGAACGCACCCGTGAGGAGGTTGATCCAGCCGTCTTGGATGAGCGTGCCGGTGTCGCAGTCCCGGCGGGTGACGACGCCGATCGGCGTGCCATCGGCGAGGCACAGGCCCGTCGTGGTGACCGGGTCGCACGCGGCGTCGCAGATCCTGACCGTGCCCGTCGGGGCGTAGGGGGTCGTCCCGTCGAGGAGGGTGTCCGTGGTGATGACGGACACGCCGCCGACGCTGACGAAGGTCCTCAGGAACGGCCCGTTGTCGTCGCACACGATCTCGTGCTCGCGGGTGACCTGCGAGCAGACCGTGACCAGGCCGGTCGGGTTGTACGGGTTGCCGTCGGCGTCCTGGTTCTCGGCGCTGATTACCTCGCCGGTCTGGTCGTAGGTGAGGCGGCGGACGAACGGGATGCTCGCGCCGGTGGGCTGGACGTCGCACAGCTCGACGAGCTCGGTGTCCCCGCCGCAGTTCCGCACCGTGCCGACGGGGGCGTACGCCGCGCCTGCCAGCGTGAAGTTGCCGAAGGCCTTGACCTGGGGCTGCCCGACGTCGCTGACGGCCTGGACGAATTTCCGGAGGAAGGGGCCGTTGTCGTCGCACAGGATCGCGTCGTTCATGAACGCGGTGTCGGTGCACGAGCCGATGTCGTAGCTGGACGGCGTGGGCACCGGGCCGCCGTCGGGCCCGATGAAGGTGTCCGCGAGGACGCCGCCGGAGGCGTCGGTGATGACGACGCGCTGGAGGTTGGTGCGGACGCCGCCGACGGTCGCGCATACCGGGTACGTGTAGGCGAGGTTCGCGGCTACCGACCCGCCGTCGCCGCTGGACGCCGCGGCCGGGCACGGGCCGGGCACGGGGGCCGGGGCCTGGCCCCAGAACGCGGCGTTGGACAGGATGGCGCCGGTCTCGGCGTTCTGCCACGACTCGATCGCGCCGGCCTCGCAGATCGGCGACCACAGCTCATCCGTGCAGAGGGTGGTGGTCTCATCCACGGTGACGACGCAGGTGTCATCGTCCGTGGTCGCGGTGGCGCGCAGGTCGGGGCGGTCGATGTACGCCCTCATGTCGGTGAACAGGCCACCGCGGTTCGCCCCGAACGGGTTCGTCGTGGACAGCGCCAGGGTGTAGGTAGAGCCGCCGTTGAGCGGGATCGTCTGGGAGAACTGGGTCCAGGCGTTCGGGCCGCCGTTGCTGGTGACTGACGGCGGGTTGGTGACGTCGTCGATCAGGTCGCCGTTCTGGGCGTCGTCCGTGTCGCCGTTGTCCAGCGTGATCCGGTGCGTCTCGCCGGGGTCACGCGAGCCGTGCACCACCCGGATGATGAAGTTCGCGGACGCGGGCGCCACGAACGTCTGCCAGATCGTCGACAGGCCGCCAGGGGGCGCGCCGTCTGACGTCATCTCCTGGACCGGGGTACCGCGCGGGGTCGGCGTGACGTTCTGCCCGTTGACCTGGTCGGCGCCCCAGATTTCGAAGGTGCGACCGATGTCGTTGGTCTCCCAGCCGCGGTTCGCGACGTTCGTGCAGTTCGCCCGGTTGGCCGGTTGGTTGATCGGGTACGTGTTGTTGTCCTGCCGGCCCAGCAGGTGGAAGCCGTAGTTGCCCTGGGACACCGGCGGGTTCAGCGGCGGGGTCTCGTTGTACGCGGGGTTGGTGACGAGGTCCTGGCCGCCGTTGTAGACCAGCTCGATCAGGTCCGGCGGGCTCTGGTCCAGGCGCAGGCACTCGATGTGGATCTGCATCGGTGCGGCGGTGCCGCAGATCACCTGACCGGCGTTCGGGTTCGTGACGGTGACCGTCGCCGCTGACGGGACACGGGCATCGATGAAGCTCGTGAGGTCCTGGCGGAACTGCTCGCCGTCGGGGTCGGCGACGTCCCAGACGATGTTCGCCGCGCTCGTGACCTGGTCGACCTGGAGCGACTGGACCGCGAATCCCGGGTTGATCGGGAGGGTGATGTCGTACTGGCGGCCGGGGTGGTCGACCGGGCCTGTGGCCGTGGTGGTGCGGTGGAACGCGACAGGCTCCAGACAGCCCGTCTCGCCGGGGCACGGCATGAGGGTGCCCTGCGCTACGTAGGGGGTGCCCGTCGCCGGGTCCACGAAGGTAGGCGGACCCGTCGGGGCGCCGGCCGCGTCGTACTCCCACACGGCCATCGCGGTACCGGCGATCGTCCCGTCAGGAAGCGTGTCGCACAGAAGGATCTGCTCGACGTCGACCGCGTCCGCCCCGGCGCCGCCCGAGTCACACGGCTGCGGGTTGAAAGGCGGCGTGGTCACGGGTGCCTCCTGGGTGGTGAACGAGCACTCCGGGGTGACGAGGTACTCGCCGGCGGTCTGTGCCTGCTCGGTGAGCCGGGCTCGGTAGTAGTACGTCGTCCCGGCGGTCAGCCCGGTGAAGCTGTGGTCGGGCGCGAAGGAGACGACCGGCTCCGAGGGTGCAGCGGTGTACGGGCCGCCCGGGGCTGTGGCGATCTCCCAGACGATGGAGTCCTGGTTGCAGGGGGCGGTGATGTTCGTGCGGCCGGAGATGGCGCCGAGCGTGACGTCGGCGGTGGTCTGCGTCGTCGTCGGCCCCAGGCACGTGAAGACGGGGTACGCCTGGGTGTGCGTCGGCCCGCACACGAAGCGGTCGACCTCACCGCCGCCTGGGCCGTGGAGGATGATCTCCAGCCAGTAGTCCGTGTTCGCGAGGAGCTCGGTCGGGCCGCCGACGCCGAACACGGTCGAGTTGACGCCGCCCGGGGCGAGCCGGTTGTCCGGGTCCGGGGAGCACTCGTTGCCGGGAGAGGTGAGGACGGCCGGGGTGAACGGGCCGAGGGCGGCCGTGCCGATGTTGATCTCGAACTCGTAGTTCCCGGCCTGTCCGGGTAGCCACGGCGCCGAGTTGATGTCGTGCGTGATCGTCTGGCGCCACCAGTTCCGGTCGATGGCCGCGGTGGCGCCGCAGTCGAAGAACCCGTTCGGGGAGGCCATGATCAGGCCCCTTCGGGGTGCTTCTGGCGGCGGTGCCCGGCGAGGCCTCGCTCCGTCGCGTACGGGCGGCCACAGTCCTCGCACTGGTGGTCGCCGGCCGCGTCCTCCGCAGCCTGGGCGGTCTCCTCGCCGTCCGTGAGCTCCGGCATCGGGGAAGCGTCCAGAGCGACGGCGTCAGGGGCGTACGCCTCGTCGGGGAGCGCCGGAAGCGCCTCCCCCACCTCTTCGTCGGTCCCGATCTCCACCACGTCGGTGAAGGCGAGCGGCGCGACAGCGGGCGCCGCTGCGTCCTCGTCTGGCGAGACGTAGCGGTGCCCGTCAACCATGGAGCCGATCAGCAGCTCCTCGGGGATGTCCTGGAACGCGGCCGGGGGGACGGCGAACGACGTACTCGACAGCGTGCGGACCTTCGGCCGCTGCTGGGTGGCCCACTCGGCGAACGCGCGCCGCTTCTCCGGGGTGGGCTTCACACGAATCACGATCACGGTTCCTCCGTCAGCACAACGTGACCCGTACGGCCGCGGCGCGGCAGCACGCGATCTCTACGACGAATCCGGCTTCGACCAGCACCCTGCGGTCGTTGGTGCGGATGTCCACGGACGCACCATCGGTGTCCGGTACGGGCACGGGAGCTTCGCGGCGGATCCGGATGGGGCTGGTGGCGTACAGCCACGCCTCGCCCGGGTCCGGGACGGTGCAGTCCGGTGGGCCGACGTTGGCCGCATAACCGGAGCCCAGGACGATGCAGTTCCCGACCAGGGTGCGCGGGGCGCCGGTGTCGGTGTGGACGATGTTGCAGCAGCCGAGGAGCGCCCCGACGCCGACAGGGACGTGGAGCACTCCGGTGCCGCCGTACTCGGTGCCCAGCCAGGTCTCCAGGACGCCGACGCCCTGGGCGACGGACACGGCGCCGGCCGCCGGGGTCAGGTCCTCGCCGATCTGGCACAGCACGTTGGTGAGGAACCACTCTTCGAGCGCCCGCTGCTCCCCCATCCGGAGAGTCTCGGTGGCGTGCTGCAGCGCCTCGCTGTACGAGAAGCCCGGGGCCGAGCACTCGGCCCCGGCGTAGATCGTCACCGGCGCAGCCGAGCAGACCTCGGGGCGGGTGAACTCCTTCGCCGGGACCGTCTCGTTGTCGGGCGGGCACCACGTGGTGTCGTGGGCGTCAGCGCACGACAGCGGGAGCCACTCGGTCCCGAGGAGCTCGTGGGTGTCGGTGACGTCGATGACCGTGGTGCAGCCCGTCAGGATGCCGTGCGGCAGCGGGTTCCCTGGGACGGCCTCGACGTACCGGCGCAGGCCTGCTGAGGGCATTTCAGATCCCCCCTGCCGGGCGGCTCGTGCGGCGTGCGGCGGCCGTAGGCGCGTGGCGGGTGTTCAGCACTGCCTCACCTCCTCGGTGGGGACACGGCGGGCCCGGTCAGGTACACGGGCCCGCCGCGCGCTTCGGGGGGTGGAGGTCAGGCCGCGGGGCAGGTCAGGAGCGTCTGGGCTCCGGACTCGCCGGACGGGCAGACCGGGACGGTGACGAACCGGGTGTCGACGGAGCGGTCGATCAGCGCGACGCACTCCTCGCTGAAGGTCGCCGTGAAGTCGTTGGTGCTGAAGCGGGTCGAGTCGTGGACCACGCCCAGGTTGACCTCGGCTCCGCGCCCGATCTGGAGCTGGCCCGCCGGGTAGATCAGGAAGTTGACGACCGCCGGCCAGTCCGTGGCGGGGGTGGCGCCGCCGATGTCGGTCGGGACGCCCGGGGCGAGACCGCGGGCCCACTGGATGCGGACGCCGAGCGGCGTGAACACGGCCTGGACGTCGGCGGTGGTGACCTCTTCGATGCCGACGCCGTTGCGGCGGGCCAGGTCGGCGAGGAAGAGATTCCTCGACCACCAGGGGAAGACCACTTCGAGGGCGATCGACTCGCAGAGGCTGTGCCGTTCGATCATGTCGGCGGCCTGGAGCGCGACGGCGGCGAACACCGAGGACAGGGCGCCGAACGTGGCGCCGATGGTGACGGCGGTGGCTCCGGCGACCGCCTGGTTGAACAGCTCCTGCCGGATGCGGATCTCGTGCGCGACCATCTGGTTCCGCAGGTACCAGGCGGTCAGCTCCGGGAAGTGCCTCTGGGTCAGGATGCCGGACTCCAGGCAGATCCCGACGGCCTCGCAGCGGACTTCCAGCGGGTCCGGGCACGGGATCTGGAAGCAGGGCTTGGTCGCGCCGGCGATGTCGTCGGCCTCGGTGTGCACCCAGGTCAGGGCGGCGACGTCGAGGGTCGGGGTCTTGAAGTAGCGGAGGCCACCGCGCGCGAGCTGGATCTCGGGCGCGTCCCAGAGCATGTCCGGGCAGGCCACGTCGGCGATGTCGTACACCGTCTCGGACGGCGCACACCAGCCGCCGGACGCGACCAGGTCGCCCTGCGGGAGGCGCCGCTGGCTCGAGGCCGTCAGCGTGGCCAGCGTGCCTTCGGGGACCGAGCCGGCGTCGGTGACGATCGACTCCTCCGGGAACGGGTGCGTGTACGAGGCGACCTGGGAGGAGCCGCCGCCGACGGTCTTGAGGGCGTTGGCGCGGGCGATGACGCCCGCGGTGAGGTCGTCGAAGTTGATCGGGCTGCCGGGCTTGTGGCCGGGGACGTCCACGGACGCGGTGATCCGGGTCACCGGCTTGTCGACCTCGGCGGGCAGGACCAGGCGCTGGCGGGCGCGGATCGCGGACAGGTTCAGCGCCGGGCGGGCCGGCGGTGCCGCGGCCACGACGGTCTCCGGCTCCGGCTCGTCGGCGGAAGCGGTGGCCTCCGGCTCGGGCGCGGGGTCGGGCTCGACAGCCGGCTCGACGGCGGCCGCCACTTCCTCGCCGCGCACCTGCGCGGCCAGGGCGTCGATCTCGGCAGCGGCGGTTGCGGCGGCCTCCAGGCGGGTGGCCTGCTCGGCGCGGATGTCGGTGACGGCCGCCGCGATCGTCCGCATCTCCTCCAGGTCGGTCGCGCTGACGCTGGTGCTGGTGGAGCGCGCTTCGAACGCGGCGACGGCGCCGTCGAGGAGCGCGGACAGCTCGTCGTCGTTCAGGTTGCTGTAGCTCTCGGGGAGCTCGAACGGGTCCATGCGAGGGTCTCCAGGTCTTCACGTTGGAGACCCGGCCCAGAACCAGCGGTCGACTGAAATAGTAGCCGCCTCGGCCTTGCAGAGGGCGCCTGGTCGCGCTACTGCGCGGATACTACGCCTCGGCATCCCCAACCGGCGCGGACGCACTGCACCCCCGGAGCCCGCCCGGGGAAGGGGCTCCAGGGGTGCAGGTCGATGCGATGCGCGGGTCAGTCGGCGCTGAGCGTTGTGACGTGGCTTCCGGGGTAACGCTCGGCCACGACGTGGGCGCTTTCCTCGTCGGTGCTCTGGTAGACGGAGCGCCCGCTGGCGGCGATGACCGCGTATCGGGGCGGCTTGGGTGCGGGGGGCGTGCCCTTGACGTCGTGGGGACAGTTGCAGGCCATGCCGCCGAGTCTAGCCAGGCTCAGGTCGCGGCGTCCTGGCCGTCCTTCGCGACCGGGGTGGTCTTGGGCTTGCTGAGGTCTGTCGCCTTGACCTCTTGCACCTTGGAGTCGGGGTACCGCTTCGCGACGGTCGTGGCCGTGGCCTGGTTCCCCGTGAACACGGTCCGACCGTTGGAGGCGATCACCTCGAACTGTCCGGCCTTCTTCTTGGCGCATCCGCATGCCATCTCAGGCTCCTTCCGGGGCGGTTGTCGTGGGCTTCGGTGCCGGGGTGAGGACTTGCTCCGACAGGGCTGCGATCTCGGCGCGCGCCTGGGCGCGGACCTGTGTGCGGATCTCGACGGCCTGGGCCAGCTCGTCCAGGACCGCAGGGTTCATGAGCACTGCGGCAACCGCCTCGGCGACTGCCCCGCCGACGCCGTCCGGACGCTGTCCGGCCTGGTCGGCGGCCTGCGCCGTGGCCGTGTCCGGGGCGTCCGGGGCTTGTCCGGGCTCGGTGTCCGGACTGTCCGGAGCGATGTCCGTGGCGGTGTCCACGGTGGCGGCGGACGCTGCGATGGCGAGGTTCGACCGCTCGGCGACGGACGCCAGCAGCGGTGAGGAGTGCCCGGGGACGGGCACCGTCAGGACCGCCCGCAGTTGCCACTTCCCGCCGGGCTTCGCCTGCCGCAGGTGGTACGACGGCTGGCATGCGGCGAAGACCTGCCGGTCCCACTCCGAGAGCCACGGGGCCGCGGCGCCGGAGAACCACATGCCGCCGGCCGACATGCCGACCGTGACGATCGCCGCGACTGTCCTCGTGTTGTCGAACTGGCAGGCCGCCGTCTCGCATTCGCTCGAGTCCCGGTGGTGGCCCACGTTCATGGTCATGGCGCCGACCCTCATGGTCGTGCCGTCGTCCAGCGGGAACCGTGCCCGCAGGAAGTGGGTCAGATCGATCGCACCGAGGCCGTCGATCGTGACCTTCTTGCCGGGGATGCCCGCGTGGGGCTCACCGGCCTGGGCGACCCAGCCGTACACGCGGCCGTTCGCGTAGTGCACGCCGCCGGACCCCGGCGGGAGCTCCTCGGCGGTCGGCTCGGCGAACCAGGCGGCGGGCAGCGGCGGCATGTCGTTCATCGCCGTCCACGCCGACGCCACCAGCTCGTCCTCCGGCTCCTCGACGGCCGCGGCGGTGACGTCGGGGCCTTCGGGGATGGAGGACGGGCCGACGTACAGGCCGCGCGCCAGGCGCACCAGGCGGCCGGCTTCTGCCGCTCGTGCCAGATGGCTGCGGGCTGTGCTCACCGGCATGCCGCAGGTCTTGGCGACGTCGCTGGCGCTGACCGGCACCGGTGACGTGCGGACGAACGTGACGACCTGCTCGTGGCCCTCGCTGGACGCTGCGGCGGCCTTCGGGGCCGCTGCGCCCTCGTCGCCGCCTTCTTCCGTCCAGGGCGGTCGGATCGAGTCGTCGCCGAGAGCCTTGCCGATCCGCGCGTACAGCGTCTCAACGCGCTTCTTGATGGCGTCCCGGTCGTCGGGCGGGAGGTCGACGCCGCCCATGCCGCCCTGGAGGACGGACGCGATCGTGTAGACGCCGGCGGGGACGATGTGCAGCTCGCCGTCGAAGACGTCCGCGAAGGGCAGCTTGTAGGCGCTGGCGGTGGCCGGATCGGCCTCGTCGTCGCGGTACAGGTAGGCCTGCGCGAGCTTGTCCGCGTCGACCTGGTCCTCATCGTCGGTGGCGTAGGCCAGGATCCGCTTCTTCGCGCCGGGCCCGTCCCACCGCTGGTCGGGGTTGTCGTGGACGGGGAGTTCAAGGTCGCCGACAGCGGAGGCCGCGAGGTCGCCGACGGGGTCGAGGACGATCCTGGCCCGGTTGTAGGCGGGCATCGCGACGAGGGTCGCGCCGCGCAGCCGGGCGCGGGTGACACGCATCAGGAGGTCGCCCGTGTTCTGGGAGTGGATGACCAGCCCGTCGCCGGTGTCCGGGTCGCCGGCCGCCGCGGTGACCGTCCCGGCCTGGCCGATCAGCGAGTTGACGGCGTCGGCGGTCATCCGTCCGCCGGGGCCGGTGATGATCTGGACGCTCTGCTGCGCCCGGGACAGGACGGTGCCGGAGGCGGTCCACTCGGGGGCCGTCTGCGCGGTGAAGATCCAGGAGCCGTCTTCGAGGCGGAGCATGCTCACGGACGGGAACGTCGCCGACGCGACCGCGTACCACTCTTCGTCCTCGTCGCGGGCCACGGCGGGTTCGGGCTCCGGCCGGTGGGTGCGGTCGATGAACTCGACCGACACGTCGTCCAGGTCGACGCTGACGCCGAGCGGGGCGCCCTCCTCCAGCAGCATCACCGCGTCGGCCCCGGCCGGGCGGCTGAGGTAGATGTCGCCTCGGCCGCCGATCCGGTCGCCGTTGCGGGTCACCTCCTTGATGGAGCCGACGAGCTCGGCGCCCTCGTGGCCCATCAGCATCTCGTCGGCGTACTGGAGCGGCCACGGTCCGTCCGACCAGTACAGGAAGCCTCTGGCGAAGATCCTGCCGTCGCCGGTCTCTTCGTTCTCGTAGGCGAGGGCGGTGCCGTCGGGGGTGGACCAGCCTCGGGTTTCGATGCCGGCCGCCGTCTCGGTGTCCTGCATGGGTGCCTCCTTCGGGGGGCCGAGCGGGATGTCGGTGTGCTCTCCGGCGAAAGCGATCCGGATCCGGTCGAAGGTGACCGGGCCGAGCCGCTCGTTCAGGTCGGCCAGCATGTCCGGGCTGCCGCTGTACGCAGCGCAGACGTGCGGCTGCCAGGGGCTGTGCTGGGTGGGGATGGGCGGCTGGCGGTGCATGTCCTCCAGGGCGTTCACCGCGATCCAGCGGGCGTTCTCCAGCCTCGGGTCGTCACGGGAGACGTCGCGGTCGTCGCCGACGGCGTACACCCAGCACGGGCTGTCGGTGTCGGCGTTCCACTGGTTCGCGCCGAACACCCGGGCGGCGAGGGGCTGGGCGAGGTCTTCGACGCGGTCGCGGATGCCGGCGACCAGGTCGGCGCGGTGTCCCGGGTCCCAGTCGGCGCCCTCGCCGAGGTAGAACAGCGTCAGGTGCAGCTCGTGGGCCGGCTCGCAGCCGGGGACGGTGAGGGCGAGTCGGGCGGCGTCCTCGGGCGTCGGCATGAGGGCGATCATCGCGCCCGAGTACGCGCCTGCTGCGGCGGTCACGGCTTCCACACGGTTCTCCTCGGATTCGAAGACGTCGAGGCGCGGCGAGGGTTCGGATTCGAAGGCGGAGGCCCGCATCTGGGGTGCGACTTCGAGGCGGCAGCGGCAGTTGATGACCTCTCCGGCCGGTGCGGTCGGGTCGCCGGGTGCCTGCATCGGCACGCCGCCGACGGTGAACGGCTCGGCGAGGAGGGCGATCTGGCCGTCCACCGCATCGTGGGTGGCCCGCACCTTCGTGTCGTGCCGCGTCACCCACTGCTTGATCAGGGGCCGGTCAGGGCCGGTCATGTCGCGGGCGGCGGCCAGCGTGCTCATGTTCCACGCCCGGGTGGCCTCGGTCTGGGCGATGCGCTGCTCGCGGGCCGGGCCGAGGGCGGCGCCGTCGCGGGCGAACGCGGCCCGGAGCCGGTCGCGGAGCTGGTCGGTGTCCTCTCCGGCCGCGATACCGGCGGCGAGCTCGGCGCGGGCGGCTTCGGCCAGGCGGTCGCCGACCGCGCCGAGGAGCCGCTCTGTCGCGGTGACGTACTGGGCGATGCCGTCGGGGAGGAGGCGGCCGTCGTCGTACCGGCCGGCGAGGTCGTCCCAGCCGTCGGGGAGTTCGGTCCCCGCGTCTTCGGCGGCGGCTTCTGCGGCGGTCTCTGCGGTGCCGAGGAGGCGCCGCACCAGGCCGGTGACCCGGGTCTGCCACATGCGGGCGATGCGGCTGACGGAGAACCGGGCCGCGACGAGTTCGGTGGCGTCGGCTACGGCGGAGGCGAACTCGTCGGCCGTGTCGGCGAGCGCGCGGGCGACCGCGTCCGTGAAGTCGGATTCCTCGCGGTCGAGCTGGGCGTTGCGGTCAGCCACGGGGGTCGATCCTCCTCGCTGGGAGCGGGTTCGCGGGGTCCTCGCAGACCTCGCACCAGGCCAGGACACCCGCCGTGGTGACGCCGTGGGAGGTGAGGAGCAGCAGGTCGGCGGTGATGCTGGTCCAGGCCCGGCAGTCGGCGCACCACGCTTCTCGGGCCGTGCCGGGGTGGAGGGCCACGTCTTCGGTGACGGGCTTGCCTATCTGGGCGGCCCGGCGGCCGGGGCGGCCGCTCATGCTGCGGCTCCCGCGCAGGCGCCGATCACGCCGGGCACCAGGCCGAACTCGTGGCTGACGCCGGCGGCGATGAGCTCGCGCGTGTATTCGTCGAGGGTGGCGGTCAGGCACTCGGGGTCGAGGCCGTACCGTTCGGCGATCTCGGGCGCCCGCGTCCAAGCGCCATCGAGGAGCCGCCACTGCTCGACCTGGTCCGCGCCGACGGTCAGGACGGTGTGCAGGCGGGCCGAGACGACTTCGCGGGAGCGGGCGCGCTCGGAGCGGGGGCACGCCGGGGTCTTGCGGAGCTTCTCCCCGGCCGCGGTGAGTGCTCCCCAGATCAGGCCGTCTGCGGCGGCCAGGAGGCCGTCGCCGAGGCGCGCGGCTGCCGAGGCGGGCAGCGTGTCCGGCGGGGCTTCGGACTCGTCGACGGGCAGCTCGGGTGACGGGGGCGAGTCCTGGCCTCGGCCGGCGTCCGTCTCGTCAGCGGGCGGGGTCTCGGGCGGGGTCTTCTTGGCGGGTTCGGCCACGGTGGGGGCGTCGGACTCGTCGAAGCCGGTCTCCCGGCGGAGAGCCTGCGGGGAGATCACGCCTCGGTCGTACGCCTGCAGCGCGGTCTCGGAGCGGTTGGTGCGCACCCGGAGCGGGGCGGTGTCGTACCAGACCAGCCAGCGATGCCAGTCCTCGACTTTCTCGAATTCGAGGATCGGGCGCAGCCACTGCTGCGTGAGCGCGTAGGAGACCGTGGCGAGCTTCGGCTCGATGCCCAGATTGATCGCTTCGGCGGTAAGCGCCCACTGGCCCCAGTGGTTGACGTCGCCGAGGCCGAGGAGGATCTCGGCGGGGATCTCCAGGCCGATCGCGAAGCGCCGTACGGCCTCTTCGCGGAGCTTGAGGGCTAGATCGTCGAACTCCGACTCGAACTTGATCAGCTTGAACTCGGCGATGGCTTCGGCCGGGAGCTCCAGGATGATCGGGACCGTCGCGGCAGCCGACTCGGGGTCGCGGATCGCCGTCTCGGCGATCGTCATGAAGACCTCGATCAGGTCGTCCTCGGCGTCCGACTGCCCGGGCGCCGTGGGGAACCGGACGCCCTTGGGGACGAGGAGCAGGCCGCGGCCGGTGAGCCTGGACCTGGTGATCGCTCGTACGGCCGCGTTCAGCAGGAGCAGTTCCTCAAGCAGGTCCATGCTGGAGCGGACCGCGCTGTCGGCCTCCATCGACCGCTCTGGGTCCGGTTCCCACACGCGGATTGCGACTGGCGCGTCGGGGTCCATGTTGTCGGGATCGCCTTCGGGAACGGCGACGTCGTCGCCGTCGACTTCGGCGATGAGCTTCCCTGCCTGCTGGCGGACCTCCCGGATGGACAGGACCCGCCAGTCGTGGCCGTCCTCGGGGGAGAACGGGGACAAGACTTCCGAGTTGGGGCGGACCAGGATCCAGCCCTCGCCGGGTACGGTCAGGTGCTTCCCGAACGCGGCGAGCATCTTGCCCTGGCCGTCGGGGCCGCCGGCGATCTGCGAGACGATCTCCTGCGCACGGTGCCCGGGCGGGGCGGGCTCGATCGTGCCGTCGTCGGCGCGGCGGCCGGCGAACAGGCGGGCCCTGCCCATGGCGTTGCCCATCCAGGAGGCGGCGAACCGGACCTCGGGGACGGCGTGGTACATGTCGAACGAGCGGTACTGCCATCCCTGCTGTCCGTTGCCGTTGCTCTGGCGCTTGATCTTCCGGGACACGTACCGCGACGACGCCGCGGTGATCTGCTTGGCCATCAGCCCTCCTTGCGGGAGTCATCCCACCGGTTCAGGAGGACCGCGGCGCCGGCGACGGCCAGCCACTCGAAGCCGTGGACGAGCAGCGGGTCCTGATGCCACTGGTCGGTGACGACCAGCCAGACGGCCAGGAGGGCGCCTGCGATCCACCAGCCGGAGCAGTAGACGCACGAGATCAGCGTGACCACGCTCTCCCGGAACACGGAGTGCGGGCGCCGCTGCTGCCAGGCGTCGAGCCGCACCCGGGAGCCGTCGAGCAGCGAGTCATGGACGACGAGCTGCGTCGCGCGGTACCCGGCGAGCGCCAGGAGGGCGATGTTTTCGGGGCTGATCATGGGCGTCCCCTGTGGGAGGTCATCCGGCCGGGTTCAGCGGTGGATGATAGGCCATCCGCAACAGGGCAGTCCGACGCATCAGCGCAGGTCAAGCCCGGTTTTCAGATCACAAACAGGCCGGGCTCGCCGTCAGGGCAGTCAGGAGCAGGGCCGTCGAGGTCGAACATGAGCTGCGCGACGGGGAGCTCGATGTCCACGAGCTCCAGGGACCCGGCGCAGGACACGAGGACGCCGTCGGCATCTCGGCGGATGCCGGGGGCGTCGTGCCGCCAGAGTCGACCCTTGCTGATTCGTCCGGCGACGGGGCCGGCCGCGACGGGCCGGCCGCACTTACCGCACTCCACGCGTGGCAACTTCATCACCAGGCCAGTGTGACGGGCGGCAGCTTCCTCGCGCTGGGGTAGCGGAGGCCCACACCGGGCTCCCCGCGCCAACGGGACCTTGAGCCGGTGCGGCCCTCTGCCTTGCAGCCTCCGTAGTCAAAAAGGAGATAGCACGGACCGTATGGCAGAGGCCCACCCGGGGGGAAGCAGATCGCGGAAGCCTGAACGCGGTGAGCCAATGTCCCCGACTCGCCGCATGGCGTGAGGTGCGCTCCTAGGCCAGGTCGGCCGGGAGCGGGATGGTCACGGTCGCGGCCGCGAGGTCGCGCAGCCGGTCGATGTCTGCGGTCCTGGGGAGGCTGTCGGCGACCAGTCGGGCCTTGACCCGCTCCCTGGCCGCCTCGTCCAGGCCTTCGTCGCCGAGCAGGGCGTCCAGACGGTCCAGCATCCCTCCCAGCTGATGCAGGGACGCGGCGAACAGCGGGTCGTGCATGGCCGCGCGGGCCTGGGCCGGGTCGCCTGCGAGGCGGGCGGCGATGAGCTCACGAGAGGTCGTCATCCGGGCAGTGTCCCACCAGCCGCCACCGCTCACCTGCCGATCCTGCGCCCGTACATGCCGGCCGCCGGGGACTGCGTCCGGCTGCCACTGGGCTGCGGGGCCTGCGGGAGCGGGGCGTGGACGATGGCGCCCTTGTTCGCCTCCGGGATCAGGCCGTAGACCAAGATGCAGGAGGCGTCGATCCGGCCGGGGCTGTCGGGGTCCGTCGGCATCCAGGTGGCCCACTCCCGTTCCAGGTCGACGAACAGGCCACGGAGCCGGACCCGGTCCTGGACCATCTGCTGCGCCACCGGTTCCGCACGCAGCAGCTTGCCCTGCTTGGCGCGGACCGGGTCGATCAGCGGCATGAGGACCTTGGCCGGGATCACGCCGTCGCGCTGCAGCGTCTCCCACGAGGTACGGATCGCGAGCTCGCACATGTCCCGGCCGAAGTTCCACTCCACGTAGATCACCGAGGCGTTCGTCTCGTAGGCGAGCTTGCAGGCCGCGGTGGACCAGTCCGCCGAGGACATCGGGGCCGACACATCGTGGGTGATCCACACACGCCCGTCATCACCGAGGAAGCCACCAACGACGCCCGCGGTGTCGCGGCCGCCGCCCGAGGGGTCGATGGCGACGGCGATCCGCTGCGGCTCGACCTGCGTGCCGCCGTCCCGGAGCATCCTCAGCAGCTCTTCGGACACGAGGGCACCCTCGGCGGGCTGCGGGTCGCCCTGGGCGAGGCTGTGCCAGTCCCGAACGATGGACGTGGCTTTCATGTCCGCCCACCAGGCCAGCAGCTTCCGCCGGTTCCGGGTCGGGATCTTCGGGTGCGTCAGCGGCTCGCCGTCATCGCGGCCGAGCGGGTCCGGCCCGAACTTGCTCGGGTTCGCGATGGCGGGCAGGTGGACGACCTTCCACCGGCCGCCCTCCTCGATCCTGCCTTCCTCGGAGAGGCGGCGGCCGGCCCAATCGTCGGGGTGCCAGCGGGTCTGGATGCCGACCACCGCGTTTCGGTCCGGCTGGAGGCGCTTCAGGGCGGTGCTGGAGTACCAGTCGTGGAGCGCGTTGCGGGACGCATCGGACTCCGCGTCCGCGCGGTCCTTGTGAGGGTCGTCGATGATCAGGCAGTTGTGGACGAGTACCTGGCCTGCAAAGAAGTTGCTCGCTCCTTCCACTTGGAGGTCGTAGACGCGGACGCGGTCACCGCGTACTGGGCGAACCACGGCCACGGCGTCGAGCTCGACTTGTGGTGCACCGCGTGGCACGTCTTGCAGAGGCTGACCAGGTTCTCCGGCCGGTTGTCCCGCACGTCCTCGCTGATGTGGTGCACGTGGAACGTCGTCCGAAGCACGCCCTTGCCCTTGCGGACGACCCGCATGAACGTCTCCGGGGCGTTGCAGGCGACGCAACGCCGACGATCCCGCTCGAGGATCAGCGGGCGCATCGCCCGGAACCAGGCCGCGTACGAGGTGCCGTCGGTGTACCGCGAGTTCCCCTCCCCCGTCATCCGGGCCGCGTGCGCCTCGTTCGCGCACTCCCGGGAGCAGTACGCCGTGCGGCTGCTCTTCGGCCGGAACGCCTTCGAGCACCGCGCACATGCCTTGTCCGGGAGCGTCCGGCCGAGGCCCTTCCTCGGCGGGTGCTGCTCCTTGCAGGCCGGTGAGCAGTAGCGGACGTGCCGCCACTGCTGGTTCGGCATCGAGGTGCCGCAGCCGACGCACGGCCGGGTCGTGGACCTGGCCTCGTCCCGGCAGGCCGTCGAGCAGGTGACCGTCTTCACCCCGCGCCGGATCTTCTTCGCGTGGTCCGCCTGTGGGAGCTGGAACTCCTTCTCGCACACGGCGCAGGTCAGCGTCACCAGGAACGCGGCCCGCCTGCACTCCGGCGAGCAGTACGTCATGCCGTCCCGCCGTGGCAACTCCTTCCCGCAGTGCTTGCACGCCGGCCGGGTCATCGCCCGAGCCGCGTTCGAGCAGGCTCGGCCGCAGTACGGCCCGGGCTTCCCCTCCCGCTGCGCCCGGGCCAGCACCGACGGCACCCGTCGGAACGTCTCGCCGCAGTGAACGCACGTCGCCTCGACCGTGGTCCGGCCCTGAGAGGAGCGCGTCGCCTGGCCGGAGGTCGGCGGCGGGGACGTAGCCGCGTCCGGGGACGAAGAAGCGGTGCTCGGGGGTGCATCGGACGGCGCGGCCGGCCCGGGTGATGACTTCAAGGGTCTCCCTCTCGCTGACGCTGGTCGCGATGACGGGAGCCCAGATCGGACGGTCCTGGTCATGGTCGTAGGCGAGGACCAGGTCGTCCCGGCCGGAGTCGACGTACTCGCCGATGGGCACGACTCCGCCGGGCGTACGGATGAGCACGTCACCGGCCACACAGTTTACCGGATGGCCCGTCAAACCCTTGCCAACCGATACGGATCGGACGCCGCCGCCGGCCGTCAGCGTCCAGTCCTGCATCGCGCCCGATCCGGGCCGCAGCGTCAGGTCGTACTCATCGCCGTACTCCTCGACGTACGACCGGATCGTCTTGCCGCGCTTGAGCGCCAGGTCGTCGGAGTACGAGGCGATGGCGACCCGGTCCGCCGGGTACAGGCACAGCCACCAGAACGGGAACCACTCCCCTACCGTCGTGCTCTTGCCAACCTGCGGCGGCGTGAAGATCATCAGTCGGTCGTAGTCGCCGCGCACGACACCGGCGAGCGCCTCGCCGATGACCCTGATGTGCGGGCGCATGCGGAACGTCCGATCCATCCCGCGCGCTAGAGCGACCGGGTCGCGCAGCAAGTCCCGGCTCAGCGACCGTTTGGCCGCCTCCAGCCGCTGGAACACCGCCCCGTCGTCCAGGTGCTCCAGCCCATCGACGTGGTGCCCGCTGCTCACGACTCCTCGCCGCCCCCGCCCTCGTCCTCGTCTGCGTCTTCCTCGGCCGGGGGCGTCTCCTCGCCGCCGCCGGCTTCGTCGTCCTGGTCGCCGTCCTCGTCGTCGGCGCCGTTGACCGCGTTCAGCCGGCGGTTCACAGCGGCGGCCAGGTCGGCGAGCTCCACGCGGCGCTGGTCCTCCGGCATCTGCGCGAACGCTGCGAGCTGCGCCGCGAGCGGGTTCCCGCCCTGGCCCGTGATGGCGATCGTCTCCGTCGGATCGCCGAACAACACCCGCCGGTGCCGCATCGCCACGTCCATGAGCCGGATGAAGTCGCCCGGGGACAGCTCCTCGGCGCGCAGGGTGCTCAGGCGCTGGGCCAGCTTGCCGACCGCCGCCCCGAGGATCTTGGCGTCCGCTTCGGCGGCCCGGCGCCGCTCCTCCAGCCACGTCGCCTCGTACAGCCGGTCCAGGTGCCGGTCCCACGCCTCCACGCGCTGCCGCCACCGGAACTCGGAGGCGGTGTTCCTCACGTGCCCGGTCGCGAGCGTCAGGCTTTCCGCAGCTTTCACAAGGGTGCGGGCTCTGCCGAGGTCCCGGTACGTGGTGAATTGCCCGTGTCTGCGGGCTGACTCTCCGGGTTGGCGTTCCCAGGGGTCGAGGCTGGGGTCGAGGGCGATGGGCGCGTTCACGGTCACGGCTGCTGCTCGCTCGGGGCGTAGTTGCTGCCGGACAGGTACTCGCCTGCCAGGCGCTCCAGCAGGAGGTAGCCCTTGCCCTGGGCGATCTCGCCGCGTCCTTCTGCTGCGGCGATGGCCTTGTTGATGGTGGCGGCGGCGGGGGCGGGCAGCATGCGGGTGCCGAGGACGGTTTCGAGGCCGACGAGTCCCTGGTGCAGGGGTTCGCCGTCTGGGGTCTGGTAGCCGGCTTGGAGGTCGGTGAGGTGGTTCTCGACGATGGCGAGGATGGCGTGGAGGGCGGTGGCGACGTTGCCGACCTTGTGGGCGGCGTGGGTGGAGGCGAGCGTGTCCAGGGTCTGCTCGTAGTCCGCGCGGGCGGCGAGCCAGGAGGCGTTCTGGCCGATGCGGGCCTGCTCGAAGGCCTCGCGGGCGGCTTCGAGTTCGGGGGGCAGGAAGATCAGGGAGACGGTCGCGAAGTCCAGGTTCGCCTCCGAGAGGCCTTCGGGGCTGACCTCGGCGAGGAGCTGGAGCGTTTCGTCGTCCAGGCCGGAGTAGGCGCGCCAGTCGACGTCGTCGAGCTCGTCGTAGAGCTGCTTGAGGGTGGCGGGGTCGTCCTGGCCGGCGATCGCGTTGTGCGAGAGCTGGAGCGCGACGAGCTGCTGGCGGGTCAGCTTCTCCTCGATGAGCATGCAGTCGATCTCGTCCAGGCCGGCGTCGATCGACGCCATCGTTCGGTGGTTCCCGGAGAGGACCAGCTCGGCGCCTTCCTCGTACTCGCCGCCGGAGTAGATCAGGGGGGTGGAGGTGAGGCAGCCGTCGCGGCGGACGTTCTCCACCAGCCGGTCGTACTCCTCCTTGCGCATGTACCGGGCGTTCACCTCCAGCCGGGTGAGCTCGCGGGGGTCGCGGCGGACGAGGGGGGGCCGGAACTGGGGGGCTGGGGTGTGCGTCATCGGTGGTCCTTCCCGTGCTTGCGCTTCCAGAGGTCGAGGGCTTCGGCGAGGTCGTAGGCGCCGAGGGGGCCGCCGTACTGGAGCTGGTAGCGGTGGATCCCGTCGCCGGGGTCCTTGCTGCTGGCCTCGGTCCGCTTGTGGAGCTTCACGCCGGGGATGCCGCGGCCGTACTTCGCGCTGTTGGGGCGGTCGGTGAACGCCGTGGTGGCCCAGCCGGTGATGCGCTTTGACAGGGACCGCTGGACGAGGAGCTGCGCTTCCCGGGTGGAGGCGGCCATCACGATCAGCTTGGCCAGGCGCCGGTAGCGGGTCCAGGAGACCGGGAAGTCGGACATCAGGTAGGCGGTGTTCGGGTCGAACTTGGGCGGCAGGTAGGCGAACGCGCCGATCAGCTTCCCGTCCACGGCCACGCCGCACGCGATCAGCGGCGACCCCGGCTTGATCGTCTTGGACATGAACTGCGAGCGGACGGCGGCGAACTGGCCGCCCGTGAGGACATGGAGCGTCATCCGGTCGCCGAGTTCCTCGTCGGCGCCGATCTTCGGCATCGGGATCGGCTCGGTGGGCTGGTGGGGGCGGACGATGCGGCGGGGGCCGGCGGCGGCGTACACGTAGATCGGCAGGCCGCGGTTCGCGGTCTGGACGACTCCGGCGAGCTGGTCGCGGAGCTCCGGGCGTTCGATGTGGAGGCCAAGGACCCAGTTCGGCCGGTCTTGGACCTGCTCGATGATCCGTTCCTTGCCCGCCTCGTCGAGTTCGCCGAACGTCGGCTCGGGCCAGGAGAATGCCGCGTCGATCGGCGCGAACTGGCCCTGGTAGTCCTTTGAGTAGAACGGGGGAAACATGACGACCGGCGCCTCCGGGGGCACGGCGTCGTCGAGGTAGTCGCGGACGTCGCCGGCGTAGAACGAGCCGAGGCTGGTCTCTAGGCCGCGGAGCTTCGTGGAGGTCTTCTCGTGCATGCGGGGCCACTGCTCCTGGGTGGCCTGCATCATGCGGCGGAAGTAGGCGCCCTCCTTGCCTACCCATTGGAGGAAGCGGGTGCCGAGCATCAGCGTCGCCATCAGGTCGGCGCGGTCCTCCGTGTAGGGCTTGAGCCAGCCCAGTTCTTCCTCGTACTCGGGGCGCAGAACGTACTCGAGCTCCTCGCCGGCCAGGAACCAGCCCAGGGCGCATGAGTAGGCCTGGATGTCGTTGCCGTGAACGCGCCGCGCGTTCCCGAACCGGGCGTGGAGGACTCGCTCGATGGTGAAGTTCCCGGAGCAGCCGACGTAGATGTCCTCGCCGGGCCAGGTTCCGGCGTGCTCGTAGATGATCGACCGGAGCGGGGCGGGGATGGAGCCGTGGAACATGGGCTGCTCCTGGTGGTCGGCGTGCGGGGTGGCCGCGCCGGGGCGGCTGTGGCCGGGGCGGGATGGTAGCTGACCAGGGTGCGGCCGGGCCGTGTTGGTGCAGGCCAGGGCCGGACATGACGAAGCCCCCGGGGACCGCGTCCGGGGGCTTCGTGGAGAGCGCCGGCCAGGATTCGCACCTGGACCTCCCGACTGGAAGTCGGGTGTGCTGCTGTTGCACCACCAGCGCAGTGCCTGGCCGCGCCGCTGCTAAGGACGACCGGGCGAGAGCGATGCTACATCACACTCTGTGATCAGTCTGGTGTGCGTCTGTGACCACCTGTTGGCGGCCGGGGTGGAGGGGTAGGGCTCGCCGGGGTACGGGCTTAGATCGGCTGGTGGGGGGCTTGCTCGCGTGGCAGTGAGCGCCCATGGGGTCAGCGGGCATGGCCGCGAACAGGCCGTCCTGAACGGGCTCGGCCCGGGCCGCCTCCGGGGCCGGGGTGGTGTGGTCGAGGTGCTGTGCGAGCGTCCAGCCGAGCCACTTCCAGTCGGGGAGCAGGTCCCAGACGCCGCCTTCCAGCCGGACGATGGTGTGGCCGGCGGCGCGGGCGGCGCGACGGGGGCCATCGTCGAGGATCATCGCGTCGGCGCGGACCTGGTGGACGGTGCCGTCGAGGAGCAGCCACACCTCGCACTTCGGGCGGCCGATGCGGGTGACGAGGGCGAGCTGGTGGATGTCGCCCCATCCGGGGTGGAGGCCGCCGGGCTTGACCCATACGCACATGCCGGGCTGGACGTCGCCGGCGGCCGCGGGTTGGTGGCGTGGGAGGGCGGGGCGCTGGCGGACGGGCCGGTGCGGCTTGGCCGGGTAGTAGTGGGACGGCGGGTAGTGGGGTGGGCGTCCGGCCGCGTCGGACTCGGCCTTGGCGGCGACGGCCTCGGCCTCGGTGTGGCAGCGGGGGCCGATGTGCCAGCTGCGGGGGCCGCGGGCCTCGCGCCAGGTGTCGCTGCCGCACGTGCACGGGATGCGGACGAGGTGGGGGGCGAGGGGCGGGCACGGCCAGGCCGTCGCGCACGCGCGGCACGTCCAGTGGTCGCCGATCGAGGGGAGGTGGTCTGTGACGAGGCGGGGCGTCCAGGTGCTCATCAGGGGTTTTCCGTTCGGGTGGGGCCTCGGTCGGGTGGCCATTTGCCTTCCTTCCGGGGTGGGGTGAGTGGTGGTTTGGTGTGCTGGGCGGGCTTGGTGGGGCCTGTGGGCGCCTCGTTTCCGCCGCGTGGGGGGTGGTGAGCTTGGGCGGGTGGGGCGCTTAGAACCGCTTGTGGGGCCCTGGCCGTTGTTCGGCCGGGGCCCCACGGGCCGTTCGGTTCCGGTCAGCCGGCCGGGGAGCTCTTGCAGGGCCAGCACACCTGCATGGCCTCGGCCGCGTAGACCAGGGCCTGGGCGCCGGTCTCGAAGTGCGCCGCGTCCTTGGGGTTGCACTCGCAGCGGTCGTGCAGGAGACCGGCCTTGACCGTGTGGAACACGGCCTCGCTACCCGCTTCGATCGTCTCCTCCTCGCCGTCCTGGCCGATGACGTCGTAGAGGGCGGGTTCCCCGGCGGTCTCAGCCGGGCGGATGCGGACCAGGCGGGCGATCCGGTCGGGGGTGATGATGAGCGTCAGCTCGTCTACGGTCTCCACCGCGTACGGGGGGACGGGTTGCAGGCCGTAGATGCTCACACGGTTTTCGGCGATCTCGGCTGCGCGGGCCCTGCGGACGCGGGCGACTTCGAGGAAGGCCATGCCGACCGCTTCCCGGCGGGTCGTGGCGTCGGCCCAGACCCTGCGGTCGCCGTCGACGTCTCGGACTTCCCAACCGCCCTCGGGCTTCCGGTAGACGGCCATCTGGGAGTTGACGACGTGCAGGCTGGCGTGGATGTCGTGAGGGAACGTGCCCGGGACGGTGAAGAGGTAGCCCCAGCTGCCGAAGGGGAGGTGGGCGGGGAAGCGGTCGGCGCTGTAGCGGGTGAGAGGGGCCTGGCTGGCGGTGTCGAGGATGTCGGTCATGGCAGGTTCTTCCGTTCGGTGCGGGTGGCGGGGTGGGCGGGGCCGGATGGGGCCCCGCCCGGGGGCCGGGCTAGAACGGGGCGGGGCAGGAGTCGCAGCGTCGGGCCGGGGTGCACGTGGCGTGCGTGGGGGTCGTGGTGCCGTCCCGGCCGACGTGCAGGCAGTGGAGGCAGTCGGCCGGGTGGTGCCAGTTCCCGGCGAGGATGCCGAGAACCTCGTTCAGGGAGCCGGCCTGGATGACGCGGTAGCCGTGATGGGCCGCGTCGTCGGTGGAGCCGGTGGGGACGATGACGGTGTCGGTGCCGGTCGTCGGGAGCAGGGCGTGCAGGTACTCCATGCCGCGCGGGACGCGGAGTCGGCCGTCGAGGCCGAGCTCGCCGACGAGGGTGACTCCGGCCAGGGCGTCCGGGTGGATGTCGCCGGCTGCCGCGAGGGTCGCGCAGGCGATGGCGAGGTCGAGGGCCGAGCCCGCGACCTTGGTGGACTGGCCGATGCGGGTGACCTGGACGTACACGTTGGTGAGGGGCCAGGTCAGGCCGCTGTTGATGATCCCGGCGCGGACGCGGTCGCGGATCTCGACGTGGTGCAGGCCGCCCAGGCCGTCCACGTTGAAGACGGGCAGGCCGGGGGTCGAGCTGGCGTGGACGTGGTAGCCGGAGTCCCAGGCGGTGCCGATGGCGTCCGCCGCGCCGTACGGCTCGGTGTCGTTCGCCGGCTGGGGCGCGGCGGGGCGGTAGTTGTCCAGGTCGCTCTTGGGGTGCAGGGCGTAGCTGTCGATGCCGGTGGTCTCGCGCCGCCGGTCGATCAGCTGGTCAACCGCGGCGCGGGGGCTGGCGGCGTACTCGGTGTGGACGGACCCGAGGGCGTCCATCGCGTCAACGCCGAGCTCTTCGAGGACGATCGCCCGCTTGGTGGGGTTGGTCGGGGCGGGCGCGACGTCCCACAGGAGGTAGCTGTCGCCCTGGTCCTGGCCGACGATGATGAACTCGCGGACGTCGGTGGTGTCGATGATGCTCACGCGTGCCTCCGGTGATCTGGATTGGGCGGTACGGTGGGCCTCACACCTGGTCGGGTTGTGAGGCCCTTCGGTGCCGGGTGTTGCGGCCAGCGGGATTCCCAGTGCTTTCGCGCCCCGCTGGCCGCTCTGTCTCCCCGTGTCCCCGGGGGTAGCCGGGGGCGGGGGTCAGATGGTGGTGTTGGCCGCGGCGCCCTGGTTCAGGAGGGCAACCGCCTCGCGGACGTTGTGGACGCCGACCACGTCGAGGTCGAGGCCGAGCGCGCGGACGTCGTGTACCTGGGGTGCGGGGACCAGGACGGTGCGGAAGCCGGCGGCGTGGGCGGCGCGGGCACCGTCGATGGCGCTGTGGGTGATGGTCACGCGCCCGTCGAAGCACCGCAGTTCGCCGATCAGTACGGTGCTGGCGAGGGCGTCGCGGTCGACGTGGCCGGCGGTGGCGAGGATGGCGCAGGCGGCGGCCAAGTCGAGGGTGCCGGAGACGTTGCGGTGGTCGTGGACGCGGACCGTGACGGCGTCGTCGGGGAGGTCCAGGCCGTTGGCCTGGATCGCGCCCTGGATCCGCGCCTCCGGGGTGGTGTCGTACGCGTGCCAGCCGGTGATTCGGAGCGCGTCCGCCCCGGGGAGGGTGGCGGCCTCGATGGTGACCACGCCGGTCCTGGCGGCGGAGTTGGCGCGGACGGTCTTGGCGCGGGTCTGGGTGACGGCCATGGGGGGCCTTCCTTACGCTGTGGGGTTTAGTGGGTAGTCACTATGACTAACGCTGATCTCTCCGGGGGGTACCGGGGAGACGCAGAGAAATCGAGAAAAGTCGCAGGTCAGAGGGACATCAGCGGCTGTTCGTCCTCGTAAATGGCGCCCGCGTACCGTGCGGCGTGGTCGAGGTCGGCGAAGTCGCCGCGGATCCAGCGGTTCAGCATCAGCTGCTGGTTCGCCTCACTCAGCCGGGCGACGAGGACCGCGAGGTTGACCGGCACCAGGTCCTCGTCCAGCGCGTTGCGGCCGAGGTCGATGAGGTTGAGGAGGTCGATCCGCCCGGCGACGTAAGCCGCGTCCCGGCCGTCGTACCAGCGGCCGATCTCTCGACACCCGTGGCCGGCGTTGACCAGCAGGCGGAACAGGCGGCCTTCGTCGAGCGGGGCGAGGTCGCAACCCGTCGCCTCCCGGGCGATGGCTTCGGCGAGCTGGGCGGAGATGAGCTGTACGGGCACGGATCCTCCAGAGGGTTCGGGGGCGGACCCGGCGGGAGCTCCCGCCGGGCCGGGGCGGACTGGCGGTCAGGCCGCCATGGCGTAGCGGTCGATGGGCTCACCGGTGATGCACTCGACCAGGGCGCAGAGCAGCACCTCGGCCGCCGGGGGCGTCACAGCGTTTCCGTACTGTCGAACGCGGTCCCGCTTGGTGCCGAGCACCTGGTAGTCGTCGGCGAAGGCCATCGCGCGGCCGATCTCGTGGGGCTGGAGCATCCGGAACAGCACCTTGGAGAGGTCGTACTCGCCGTCCGGGGTGACGAACGCGAACCGGTCCCGGGTGGTCATCGTTCCGGCGGGCTCGCTGACCGGCTTGGCCTGGCCGTTGCCGTAGTACGGGACGAGGAGCCCGTCCCCGGGGGTGACCAGCGACTGGTGACCGGCTGCCGTCAGGGTCCGCAGCGGCTCGCTGACCGGGGTGGACATCTGCCCGGGGTCGCCCTTGGGGGTGTTGTTCCGCATGACGAACGCGGGGGTGATCAGGCCGTGGTGGTTGCCGCCGGCCGAGACCGTGTGGAGGGGCTCGGCGATGTGGCGGGCCTTCTCCTTGTCGCCGCCGCCGCGCATCGGGATCACGAACGGGGCGTAGGCGATCGCTGTCTCCGCCCGGGCCGTCTGGGTGCGGAGCGGGTCGTCCAGCCGCATCGCCTTCTTGCCGTCGCGGCCCTCGCAAGGGATGAGCAGGGGCGGGATGACCAGGCCGTCGCTCTCGCGGGTCGTGCGGGTCGGCATCGGGCTGTCGACGCTCGTGCCGCCGGTCCGCCAGGTGCCACCGGTCGGGACGAGGAGCGGGGCCATGTGGGCGGCCTGGCCTTCGGAGTCGCCGAACAGCGCCTCCTGCGGGTCCCCTTCGGGGGTCCAGCCGGGCTTGGGCCAGAACCGGCTGACTCCCGCCCGGATGCGGGCCATGGTCGCCGGAGCCAGGCCTTCCGGGCAGTCATCGGACTTGGGCCGGCTGCCGATCGGGGTGCCCTTGATGGACCAGTCGATCGCCGCGGCGGCCGGGAGGACGTCCGGGTCGACCAGGGCCCGGCACGAGGTCTTCGGGCACCGGTAGTCGTAGCTCGATCCGTACCGGCCCATGTCCTTGCCCGGCTGGCGGAACACCTGGAGCGCCATGACCATCTCGTCGCAGGCCGCGCAGTACGCCTTGGGCCGCAGCCACTTGTCCCAGTCCGGGGTCCGGCCGAGGCTCTTGTGCCAGTACGCGACGTAGAGCCGGTCGCGGGACTGGGGGGCGCGGTGGACGGACCGCGGGTCGGCGTGCATGGAGTTCAGCGCGATCACCCGCGTGCGGTAGCCCAGCTTGTGGAACTCGCGGAGCCACGCGTCCCATTCGGTCCAGGCCCGGACGTCGACCACGTTCTCGACCACACCGGCCTTGACCAGGCCACCGCGCTCGATCACGCCGCGGAGGTAGAGCGGGACTTCCTCCATCAGGGCGCGCGAGGCCTCTTCCTCGGCGGTCGGTGCGTTGTCGGGGTCCTCGCCCGTCTGGAACTTGTCCGCCTCCTGGTCCGCGTACAGGTCCAGGAGGTCACCCTGCAAGGCCTTCGCGAAGGAGCGCTTCTTGCCCTTCGCGATGGACCAGTTCGTGCATTCCGGCGAGGCCCAGAAGACGTCCGTGACGGGCCAGGCCCAGACGGGCGCCTTGCGGATGTCGCCGATGTAGTGGGCGACTCCGGGGAAGTTCATGGCGTGCGACTTGAGCGCCTGCTTCCAGTGGTTCGCGGCGCGGGCCACGCGCAGGCCGGGGACCGCGTGGGCGCCCTGGGAGGAGCCGCCGGCCCCACAGAACCAGTCCGTCACGCTCAGGTCGCCGCCATCGTGCTTGAAGGCCCTGATGCGGCGCGGAGCGTTGGCGTCCTTGGAGGCTGCCGCCCAGGAGCGGGTGGTGGAGTCGATGTAGGGCACGTGGGGCTCCCTTGTGAGGCTGTCGGGTGGGGCCGGGTGAGCGGGGATTCCCGCCCCCGCTCACCTGGCCGGGTGGTGCTGGGTGGAGAAGTTGATCTACCTTCATCATTTCCGGCATCCATTTCGGCTAACCGTTTTACCGAAATGGATTCCGCAAAGAGATCACAAAGGAGAGCAGGTCAGCCCTCGTTGGGCACGAACGGGATGACCGGGCTCAGGTCGTCGTCGAGCGCGTACCAGCCCCACCCGTGGCCGCCGACCGCGTATCGGCCGTCCTCGTTGGGCTGGAGGATCTCGGTCGCCGACTCGTGGTATTCGCCGCCGAGGTGCATCCAGCAGATACTGACCACGACCGCGTGGCTCCGGCCGCTCACGTCGCCGGCGAGGACGTGGATCGTGTCGTAGGAGCCGTGCCCGTAGCGCTCGGCGTTGGCCTGGGTGTCCTCGGCGATGCGCTGGACGGTGCCGAGGTCGAACCAGGGGCGGACGAAGCCGTCGACCTGGTCGGTGGGGTCGACCATGGCCGGGTAGCGGTCCTGGTCGTTGCAGGAGACGAGGGTCTGGAACATCATCGGTTTCTCCGTGAGGTCGGTTCGGTTGGTGTGCGGTCCTGGGACGGGCGGGGATTCCCGCCCCCGCCCGTCCCGGGGTCGGTCAGTCGAGGGGCAGGGCGGCAGCCTTGGCGAGGTCGAGGCGCCAGACCGAGCGGCCCTCACGGTCGGGCTCGCTGGTGCACAGGGGGCGCCAGACCTCCCAGTTGCTGTCGCCGAGGTAGTTGACCCACTCGTTCATCTCGAAGACCCCGAACTGGCCGTCGTCGACACCGGGGGTGGTGGCGAAGTCGCGGGCCTCGCCGTCGGCCGTCCAGTAGCGGCCGGTGGCGTGGAGGGTGGCGCCGTCGTCTTCGACGAGTTCGAGGCCGGCCGCGTCGAACGGGGCCTCGTGGTCGCAGTCGGTCAGGATGTCGCGGACCGCCGCGGCGACGGTCACGGCCATGGCCCGGCCGAGCCGCTCGTTCGCCTTGCGGGCCACCTCGAGCGCCTCGTGCGCCGCGGTGGAGATGGCGCGCCCGTCGGGCAGGGGGTAGGCGGGCCGGGTGGGGGGCTGGGTGGTCATGTGGCGTCCTCAATTCATCCGGGTGGGGTGGAGGGGGGGGGCCCGGGACGGGCGCGGTGGGCGCCGCGTCCCGGGCCGGGCGGGTTACTGCAGCGGAGCGGGGAACGGGATCCGGTAGACCTTGCTGTAGGTCTCGTGCGGGAGGTGGTCCCAGGTGGCGGTGAGCTCGCCGAGGCTGGTGAAGCGCATGGCCTCGCGGAGGGCCGTGTCCACCTCGCCGAGGGACTCGGCGTCGAACGGGCCGGTGTCGTCGGTCGTGTCGAGCAGGGCGCCGCTGGCGAACACCCCGAAGACGCGGGGCACGTCGAGGTCGACCAGGGCCGCCGTGGCGCCGGGGACGAGGGCGCGGAGCGTAGTGGCGATCTCGGAGGCGGTGACCTTCGCCGGGGTCGGGTCGGTGATGTGGGTCTCGCGGGTCAGGCCGCATTCGCAGTCGAGTTCGTGCCAGTCCTGGCCGTTGCCGCAGGGGCACCACCAGGAGGCAAAGCTCCAGGTCCACTCCCAGCCGCCGATGCTGTAGAGGCCGTCCCGGGGCTCGACGATGTTGGCGGCCGTGCTGCTCTCTTCGGCGAAGTACATCCAGCGGATGTGGACGACGACCGAGAGCCGAGCGCCACGCCCGCCGGGCTTGCGGGCGGCCTTGCGGTCCTTGGCGTTGGCCCGGGTGATGGTGGTTGCGTCGGCCGCGCCTCGGGCGAGCTTGCGCCAGTTGATTCGGACGGCCGCGGCGAGGGGCTCGCCGTCCCAGGTGCCGCCGTCGATGACGTGGACGGTCTCGGCGCTGTCCACGCGGCCGTCGATGACGTGGATGGTGTCTACGCTGTCGTACCCGCACTCGTCGGCCAGGCCGAGGGTCTGGGCCGACAGGGCCCGCGTGGCGCCGAGGGTGAAGCGGGGGGAGAGCCAGCCGTTCCATCGGTTGGTCGGGTCGAGCTTGCAGTCGAGCGGGCCGAGCGTGTCGTCGATGCACACGCGGGTGTCGATGATGCCCATGGGGTACCCCTTCGTGAGGCTGTCGGTTGGGGGCCCGGCCGGGCGGGGATTCCCGCCCCCGCCCGGTCGGGCTGGCTGTAGTGAGTCAGGTGACGATCGAGGTGAAGGGCAGGCTGCGGGTCATGCCGCTGGTGAAGCTCAGGCGGTAGTCCACGAACCGGTCCTTCTTGGCCGCGTTGCAGGCCCTGCACAGGGGCTGGATGTTCTCGACCTCGTCCCAGCCGCCCTGGCTGAGCGGGACGATGTGGTCGGGCTCCAGCGGTCCGTCAGGGGCCATGCAGGCGATGCAGCAGCCGTAGGAGTCCCGCAGGGCGATCCACTGCTCGGTGCTGACGCCGGCGCCCGGTGCGGCGAGCTTGTTGGCGCGGTACCGCGCGCGCCGGGCCCTGTTGGCCATCGGGTTCTCCCGAATCCACTCGGCGTTCTTGGCCGCGTAGTACGCCTTATTCGCGTGGTAGTGCGCCCGGGCTGCCGCGCGCACCTTGTCCAAGTTCGCCGTCCGGTACCGCTTCTGCTCTGCCCGGACCTTCTCCGGGTTCTGGCGCTGCCGGTCCTTGGACAGCTGGTTGAGGCACGGCTTGCAGCGGCTGGTCCGGGTGCCGGAGGCGGTGGTGAACGCGCTCATCGGTTTCTCCTCTCCGCACCTGGTGCAGGCCTTGTGGGTGGGGGGCGGCGCCCCCTGGGGGCGGTACCGCTCGGGGTTAGCCGAGCGGCACAGCTTGCACGCGCTGTGGCGGCCGTCGCTGCTCCTCTTGTTCCGGTGGAACTCGGTCAGCGGCTTCTCCGCCCGGCACCTCGTGCAGGTCTTCACCAGAGGCCGCCCTGGTGGGGGGCGTTCTGGTGGACCGCGCCGAGCTCGGGCACCTCGTCGCCGGTCTGCTCGGTCCACCACTTGGCGAAGTGGAGCCTGTGGCACCAGTTGTTCGGGGGCGTCAGCTTGGCGAGCTGATCGAAGCAGAGCAGCACGAGCGGGCTGTCGAGGTCGTAGGCGCCCGCGATGCGCATCAGCTCGTCGCGGATGGCGTCGATGCCCCGGGCGTTGAGGAGCCGGCGGTACTGGAACTCGTACGCGTCCTGCGCGTTGATCTTCAGCAACTCACGGGTGGGGGTCACCAGGTGCGCGTGCGCGGTCATCGGGTACGGGAGGGAGAACCGCGGCCTCCCGACCGTGGTGCGGACGGGGGTGCCCATGTGGGGCTGGAACTCCTGGAAGGTGCAGGTGGCGATCTGGAGGTCGTTCATGAACCGGGTTCCTTTCGGTGTGGGTTCAGCCCCGGCCGGGCCGTTTGGGCCCGGCCGGAGTGGGTGGTCACCCGTAGCAGATGCAGGTCTCGCGGGTGGGGGGCTCGGTGCCGAACTCCTCGTGGGCCCGCCGGAGGATCCGGGTGAGGACCTGGCAGAGGTCGGAGTTCTCGTCGGCCTTGGGCTGGTTGGTGAGCTGAGCCCTCATCCAGGGGAGGAGGAGGGCCATTTCCTCGGAGGAGGTCTGGAAGGAGGGGGTGGAGGGGGTGGTCATTTTGAGGCCCTTCTGGTGTGGAGTTGTTTAGTGGGTAGTCACTATAAACAACGCTTGAACGGGCCTTGTGGTTCCGGGTAAATCCCGGGAAATCGAGGAAAGTTGCAGGTCAGGGGCCTACGCGGCGAAGTCGAACAGGCCGAGCTGGAGGGGCTGGCGCTGGTGCCAGTCGTGGGTCCGCAGCGGGCCGCCCGGGTAGCCCGGGACGTAGACGAGGCAGGTGCGGACGTTTGTGCCGCAGACCGCGAACGAGTCGTCGGGCAGGGCTTCGATGTCGCCGCCGACCTCCTCCACGTCCTCGCGGAACTGGACCGAGGCCTTGTCCGACCACCCCATCAGGCCCGCGCTCATGACCGAGATGAGGATGCCGTCCTTCTTCATGAACCCGAGCGCGTGCTTGATGTGGTCCAGGCCCTTCTCGAACGGGGGGTTCATGACGATGCGGTCGAACCCCTCCTCGTAGTCGAGCGGGTCGACGCTGAGGAAGTCGCGCTGGATGACCTTCCTGCAGTCGCCCTGGTCCCGGAGGGCCTTGGCCCGAAAGGGGTCGAGCTCGACGCCGTCGACCAGGGCGCCGCGCCGGGCGAGTTCGCTCGTGATGGCGCCGGAGCCGGCGGAGGGCTCCAGGACGGTCATCCCGGCGTAGACCCCGGCGTGGTCGACGATCTGCATGACCAGGCTGGGCGGGGTCGGGAACCAGCCCTGCTCGTTTCGGGTCGGGTACTCACCGGCCGCGAGGCACTGGCGCATGAACTCCTCGATCCGGTGCGGGAAGACGTGGCCCCGGATCTTCTGCCGGCCGTCCCAGCGGCCTCCCATCTCCTTGAGGGCCTTGTTGACCGCCTCGTACACCTTCCGGTCGATCTCGAAGGGGATGCGGACGAGGTCGTCGCGGATCTCGGTGCGCGGGTCGGTGAGGACGGCCAGGACGCTGTCGGGGAATCGCATGGTGGGCTCCTTCGATCGCTGGTGGCAGGGAGGGCGGGTGTGGCGGGGGGCTGAAAACCCGTGAGAGCCGCTGTGGCGGCCTCGTTTGGCCTGGGGGTGGGTTGGGGTGGGGGCCTTTTCGGCCCCCACCCCCCGGGGTGAGGTCAGCTGGTCGGCCGCCCCTCGGCCTCGTGGGCCGCGAGCTTGCGGGCGACGGCCTCGGCCTCGTAGACGTTGCGGAACTCGTTGGCGAGCCAGCGGTTCAGGAACCCGTCCTGCCGTCCGAGGGCGAGGTGGGACATGTGCCAGGCGACGCCGAACGGGAGCCTCCCGTCGCTCAAGGCCGCGACGCCAGACGGGCACAGGTCCAAGATCTTCATGCGCGACTCGATGTAGCTGACGTCCCTGTCGCAGGCGAAGCCGATGTCGGCGAGGGACAGGCCCTGGTCGCCGAGCAGGCGGAACAGCTGCCCTTCCTCCAGGGGGCTGATGGCCCGGGCGTTCCCGATCCAGCGGGCGACTTCCTCGACGAGCCGCCAGGTGTGGCTGGACGTGGAGGCGTTCAGGACGGCCGCCTCGATCTCGGTGTCTCCGGCCGCCTTGGCTCGGGTCCACAGGACCTCGCCCATCACGAGCACGTATCGGTGCGTGCTCGGGATGTGCCGGACCGTGATCCGGTCGCCGAGGCTCACGACCGCCTCGGTCAGGTCCTGGATCCCGATCGGTTCGAGGTGCTGGCGCAGGGAGACCGGGGCGGGGTTGATGGCGTACATGGGGATCGTGCGGATGATCGCGTTGCTCATGGCGTCTCTCCTGTGGTGGGCGGTGCTGGGGTGGGGTGCGGGTCGCTTTCTGGCGCACCCACTGCCCCGGGCGGGCCTGCTGGTCCGCCCGGGACGGTGGGGGCGTCAGGCGGTGGCGGCGGCCTGTTCGATGTGGAGCCGGCGGGCGGTCAGCTCGGCGTCGCGGGCGTCGGTGAACTCGCCGCGGAGCCAGCGGACGGTCATGTAGCCCTGGCCGTCGCGGTCGAGGCGGGCGATGTACCAGGCGAGGCCGACGGGCAGGGTGCCGTTCTCGATGCGCCGCTGGTTGGCCTCGGTGAGGTTCAGCAGGGCGATCCGCTCGGTGATCGCGGGGACGTGCTCCTTGCCGGCCATGGCGGCGATCTCGGCGGGGCTGTGGCCGCCGTCCACGAGGAGCTTGTAGAGCTTGGCCTGCTCGATGGGGTCGACGTCGGGCTCCTGGGAGCGGTCGGCGATGGCCTGGGCGGCGCTGGCGGGGAGGACGGGGTTGAGGCCGTAGGGCATGGCAGGTGCCTCTCTGGAGGGGAGGGGGGTTTAGTGGGTAGTCACTATTTCCAACGCGTGACTACCCGTAAGGTTCCGGGTGGAACGGGGGGGGGATCGCTGGAAATCCCCAGGTCACAGGCTTACGCGGCGGCGGCTTCGGGGTTGATGACGATGCCGTTGGAGCGGACTTCCGCGTGCGCCTGGGCCTTGCGGAGGTTGGTGGTCACCTTGCCGATCAGCTTCTGGAGGTGGTCCATGCGGAGCTGGTGGCCGGGGACGCCGCCGGGGGTGCCGGCGAGGAGCAGGGCCAGCTCCTCCGGGTCGGCGGTGGCCAGCTCAGAGAGGATCTCTCCCGCGGTCGCCAGCTTGTCGATCTTCTTGGTGAGCTTGCCGCGCTCGTCCATGATCCGCTCGCGCTCCTGGTCGGAGACGTCGTGCCCGCCGGGGAGCATGTCCTGGGCGCCGCCGTCGCCGTCGGCCGCGGGGGTCTCGTCGACGAGGACGAAGAAGCTGCCCTGGGATTCGCGGCGCTGCTCCTCGGCGAGGCAGGCCTTGACGAACTCCTCTGCGGCCCTGTCGTTCGGGAACTGGCCGCGCGCGTACTTGGCGAGGAACCGCGTCTGGTTGTCGCAGCTCAGCTTGGCGACGTACCAGGCCATCCCGACGGGGAGGTGGCCCTTGCTGAGGGCTTCCTGTGCGGCGTCGCAGAGCTTGAGGAGGTCGATGCGCCAGCCGATGTAGGCGGCCGACTTGCCGCACATCTCGGCGATCTCGTCGATCGTGTACTCGGCGTCTTCGAGGCGCTTGAAGCTCTTGGCCTCCTCGATGGGGGTCATGTCCGCGCGGCCCACGTTCTCGGCGACCTGCTTGGCCAGGGTCTCGCGGTCGCCCTCGGCGACGCCGTGGGCCACGACGGCGGTCATCTCGGCGAGGCCGGCCATCTTGGCGGCCCGCAGGCGCCGCTCGCCCGCAATGAGCGTGTACCGGCGGGTGGCCGGGATGTAGCGGACGCTGATGGGCTGGAGCTGGCCCAGCTTCTGCATGGAGCCGGCCAGTTCCTTGAGCTTGGCCTCGTCGAACTCCTCACGGGGCTGGTTCGGGTCGCGGTCGATCCTGTCGGTCGGGATGGTCTTCTGGACCGTCTTCACCTTCACCGTCGTCTCGGCCGCCGGGGCGGCGGGCGCCTTCTCCACCGGGGCCTTCTTCGTCGCGGTCTTCTTGGCGGGTGCCTTCTTCGCGGGGGCCTTGGTCTCGGCGGGGACCGCCTCCGGCTTCTGGACGGTCTCGCCTTCCGGCTCATCGACCGGCGCCGGGGCGGGCGCCTCGGTCTCGGTCACCTCCGGCTCGGCTGCCTGGGGCGTCTGGGCGGGGGCCGCGGCGACGAGGTCGGCGCCGAGGGTGGTGACCCAGGCCTGGAAGTCGAGGGGCGAGTACCAGCCGTCGGTGGAGGCGATCCCCTCGTCCACGTAGGCCCGGTATGCGGCGTCCAGCTCGGCCGTGCGCTCGATCTCCGGCTCCTGGTTGGCGCACATGTCGGCGATCAGGGCGGCCTTGCGCTCGCTGCGGGTGAGCTTGCGTGCGGTGGTCTCTGCGGTCATCTCGGAGCCCTTCTCGGTGGGGTTGTTTAGTGGGTAGTCACTATTAACAACGCCGGAACGGTCCGTGTGGTTCCGGGTATTTTCCGAGAAATCGCAGGTCAGGGCGTTTTTGTCGGGCTCCGTCGGGGCGTCCTCGCTTCCCGTGAGGACGGCCTCGACCCCTGCCAGGATCTCCTTCGCCTCCGCCAGGGACTCCTCGATCTCGGCCAGAGCCTCCTCCGGGGTGGCCTCGCCCTCCGTCGGGTCCTGCTCCGTCCATACGGGAAGATCCTTCGGCGTGGGCTCGGGCTCCGGCTGCGGCTGGCCGGCGGGGGCCTGGCCCTCGGCCTCGGTGGACTCCGGCGGCGCCTCGGTTTCCTCCTCAGGGGCCGACACCGGCTCGGGCTCCGCCGTCGGCGCGGGCTCGATGGTGCGGGTGATGCCGAGGCTGGGGCCTCCGCTCCACCTGCCGGTCCCGACGTAGCCGCGTTCGGCGAGGAGGTCGGTCACCAGGGCTTGCAGGACCTTGGCCCAGACCGACTCGGTGAACTTCACGCCGTCCGGGGCGGTGAGGGTCACCGGTGCGTGGTCCTTGTGGGGCTGCTTGCGCCCGTTGAGCCACGTGAGCGTGGCCTCGGTGGCGCTCCACCGGCATTCGACCTTGACGCCCTTGGGGATCTTCGGATCGGTTCGCTTCTTCTTCGGCTTGGGCTGGGCGGCCAGGGCCTCGCGAATGGCGCTGGCCGGCTGTGCCGCGGACGCCTCGGCCGCCGACTTGGTCCCGGGGATCTTGCCGTCGGCGAGGAAGGCGAGCATCGCCGCCTCGGGGCAGCGGGCCCGCACGTGGGTGTAGTCGGTGGTGTGCGTGCCGAGGCCGTAGTGCGGGTCGGTGGCGTCGTCCAGGGTCATGACGCGCTTGGGGACGAGGCGCAGGTTCCACGCGATGGACAGCGTCTTGGGGTTGACCCGGGCGATCTGATACCAGTCGCCTCGGGAGAGTACGAAGTCCCTGGGGGCGAAGTCGTCCGGGCCCCAGATCTTCAGGCCGTCCTCGGCCTCCGCCTTGGCGATGAGCTTCTCCCAGAAGTCGATCTCCTCGGCCAGGTCCTCGATCAGGCGGACGTGACGGCCGGGGTCGCGGCCGGCTGCGACCGTCTCGTCCCGGTAGCGCTCCTGCTGGCGCAGTTCGGTGCGCAGCCGCTCCAGGCGCCGGAGGGTGACCTGCGGGTTCTGCCGGTGCTCCTTGTAGCGTTCCGAGGCCTCGGCCCGGTTCGACCAGTACCCGGCCTTCTTGTCCGCGTCGATCGACTTGCGCATGTTGCTGTCGATCCGCTCGGCGTCGCGTTCGGCGCGCCGCTGGGAGTGGTGCCCGACGAGGATCGGCTGGCCGAAGGGGATGTGCCGCATGATGTCCCGGGCCGCTTGGTGCCGGGCACCGGACTCGGTCGAGGCGCGGTCCGCGCGGTCGCTGAACCGCTCAGCGCGGTCCTCGGCGCGTTCCTCGCGGGCGGCCTCGGCTTCCGCGAAGGACCGGCGCTTGGTCTCGTTGATCTCGACGGTGACGGTGTGGCCGGCGGCTTCCAGGGCCGTCTTGGCCGCGTTGATGTTCCAGTGCTTGGCCTCCCTGTCGATGGACTGGCGGATGTAGATGCCGACTTGGCGGGACCAGCGGAAGCCGTGCTTGGAGACGATCTCGTAGACGCCGTCTCCCTTCGTGGAGCCGGTGAGGATGGTGCCCTCGGCTCGGGTGTGGGTGATGGTGATGTCAGCCATCGCGTGTACCTCCTGGGTGGGGTGGGGGCGGGGCCGGGCGGCCCCGCCGGGGGTGGTCAGGCGGCGAGCAGGGTGCGGGTGTCCTTCTCGATGCGCCGCGCGAGCTTGCGGAGGTATTCGCGGTCGAGCACGCCCTTGGTGACGGAGCGTCGGACGTCGATGGCGTGCTTGGTGTTGCCCGCGCGCACGAGCTGGGTGGAGAGGGTTAGCGCGTCTTCGGGGTCGCCGGCCTCGGCGACCAGGTTGATGTCGCCGATCAGCGTCACGGTCTCCTCGGAGAGCTGGACGGGGGCGGGAGCTTCGGGGGCCGGGGACCTGCGGTAGCCGGTACCGGTGGTGAGCTGGGTGTACGTGCAGCTCTTGGTGACGTAGTCGTTGCGCTTGCTCTGGCGCGTCCAGCGGAGGGTGATCGCGGTGGGCTCGTTCTGCTCGGCCTCGTGCATGGTCACCTGGAGCTGGATCAGGATGCGCTGGCGGACCTCGCGGCCGGTGAAGTTCTCGGTCCGGATGGCGTCGGGCTTGCCGGGTTCGTAGACGGCGAGGGTCTCGCTGTAGGTGGCGGCGTCGTCGATGTCGAGCCGGCTCAGGGCGAGGGTGGCGTCCGCGTGGAGGGTGGCGAGGCTGGTGCGTCGGACCGTGGCGCGCATGGTGGCTCCTGAAGACGTGGTGTAGTGGGTAGTCACTATTAACAACGCGTGACTACCCACTATGGTTCCGGGGTGACGCGGGTGGATCGCAGGAAAATCGCAGGTCAGGGGCCTGCGACTCGGAAGGCGGGCTCAGTGGCTCTCACCAAGGGGGAAGGCTTCGAGTAGGTCAGACGGCCAGGGCCGCCAGGCCCGCCTCGGTCAGGGTGACCGGCTGGCCGAGGTGGACGGGCACGGAGGTGTCGCGGACGGCCCAGCCCTTCCGGATGGCGTGCTGGACGAAGTCGAGGCAGGGATAGCCGCCCTCGGGGCACGGGGCGTCGAAGAGGAGGGCGCTGGCGGTCATCCGGGGGCCCAGGGTCGCGAGGCCCTGAAGGACGAGCTTCATCTCGTCCGGGATCGCCGCCTCGCGGTCGGGGCGCGCGCGGGTCTCCAGCCGAGCCTCGGCCCAGCCGCGGATCAGGGCGGTTCCGGCCTCGGCGGCGGCCTGTCCGGGGGTCAGGCCGTGCTCCTGTCCCGACAGGAAGCGGGCGGCCAGCATGCTGGTCGCGGCGGAGGAGGTGAACGCCTCGACCAGGCCCTCCAGGCTGAGGTGCGGGAAGCTCTCGTGGAGGGACATGGCCGCGAAGGCGGCGATCCGGCCGATTGCGTCGCCGAGCTCGGCGGGGCGGGCGAGGGCGCGGGTGATCAGGATGGGCGAGTGGTCGGTGAACCGCTGGCTGGTGCGCAGGGAGGCGAGGGCGGGTCGGCCGTCCTGGGTGGCCTTGTAGGGGATGCCGAGGCGGCCTGCGCGGAGGCTGATGTCCGACCAGTCCGGGTTCTCGCTGCCGGGGGCGACTGCGGTGGTCATGGTGACGTCCGGGCGGTAGTAGCCCCGGATGGTGTCGCCGGTGCGGATCTCGCTGGCGGGGATGACGAGGGTGGTGAAGCGCATGGCGGTGTCTCCCTGTAGGGGTTGGGGTTTAGTGGGTAGTCACTATGAATAACGCCTGTGGGGCGCGTATGGTTCCGGGTTGATTCCGGTGAATCGCAGAAAATCGCAGGTCAGGGGCTTGCTCGGTGAGGCCGGGGCGCCGCTCGACCGGCCGCGAAGGACTCGCGGGCCGGTAGCGGCGAGCGTCGCGGCTTCTATCCGACGTACGCGACGGGGTTCCGCGAGGGGTGGGGCCAGGGGGCGGGGTGACCCACGCGCGGGTCGCCGCGCAGCAGCTCCCCCTCGATGGCGTAGCGGACGCGTCCGCCGACGCTGTGCTCGGAGACCCCCGAGATGCGGGCGACCGCGACGACCTTGCCGTCCAGGTTCACGATCTGCACCTCGTCCTGGGTCAGGGCGTGGTGGGGGTTGAGGGCCCAGACACCGCGGCTGACGGCCCACACCTGGTCTTCGGTCATCCCGGGGCGCCAGCCGATCACCGCGCGGCACAGGACGTCGTCGGGGCCGGCGGCGGGGCGCTGAATGCCGATCTGAATCTGGAGCATGGTCACTCTCCTGGTTGGGGTACTCACTGCGGGCGCATAAGCGAGGGAGGGGGAGGGAGCGGGCGGGGCCCGCTCCCAGGTTGGGGTCAGCCGCGCTGGCCGGTCCCCTTGAACTCCTTGCAGGTGAAGGTCCGGTCGGTGTTCCAGGCCGTGTGGTCGGCCAGCCGCCAGCCGCACTCGCACTTCTCCTCGTGCGGGTAGAAGCCGTGCTTGACCTTGAAGGCCTTCTTGTCGAGCACAGGCTCCTCGCTCTCGCGCGTGGGGGCCTTGGACGGTGCCGAGGTTTCGGCGGCCTTCGGGGCGTCCTCGATCTCGAATGAGTCGGTGGCTCCGAGGAAGCGGCGCAGGCCTTCCTGTCCGGCCAGGCGTTCCGCGTTGGAGATGAGGCTGGTGCTCATGGAGAAGCCGTAGGTGAGGAGGGCTTCCGTGGCTTCCTGGCGCTGCTTGGCGAGGCCTTCGCGGACGCCGTGGCGCTCGATGCGCTTCATGAGGTCGTGCCAGGGCTTGGCCTTGCCGGCGGTGACCAGGACGGCGTCCATGAGGCCGTCGAGCTGGGCGCCGTCCACGGTGAGCGCGTCGGCCAGGCGGGCGCGCGCGGTGCGGTCTTCGTCGAAGGCCTTGTTGGCGCGGTTGGTGAGGCGGTGGAGGGCGGTGGTGGTGTCCATGTCTGGCTCCCGTGGGTTTGTGGTTTAGTGGGTAGTCACTATATACAACGCTTATTCGGGTCTGGTGGTTCCGGGTTGGCGTGAAGATTTCAGAGAAAATCGCAGGTCAGGCGCCTATCGCGTCAAGCCGACCGCACCGGCCGGACTCTCGCTCTAGTGCCTACCCACTACACTGACGCCATGACGCGCACCGAACTCCCCGCACCCTTCGCCGCCCTCGCCGAGACCCTGGGGAGCGACCCGACCATCGAGCAGGCCCGCCTCCTCGGCGAGGCCCTCAACTCCGTGCCCGCCTTGCAGAAGTGGCTCCGGGAGCAGAGGCAGGCCACGTTCCGGGGCATCCTCGACGGCCCGATGACGAAGGAGGATCTGGCGCCGCACGTGGGCCTCACCCCGCAGCGCTGCGCGGACATCGCCAGTGGCCACCTGAACTCGGCTGCACTCGCACGCAAGGCTCGCAAGGCGGGCTGACGCAGGCTCACCGACACTCTCCGCCGGCGGCCTCCAGCCGTTGCGGACCCGGGCATGCGTGAGGGCCCCCGCCAGATCTCTGGCGGGGGCCCTCAAGCCGTTCAGCCTGCGGGTGTTGCCGGTCCCGCAACACCCGCCTCGACCGCCGCGTGCAGCTCCTCCGCGAACTCCGGGTCCTGGTGGGCGCCATGCTCCCGGACCCCGGTGACGTAGTGCCTCAGCAGCAGCGGGGCGTCCCCGTGCCCGTACTGTCCGGCCTCCGCCACGATGAACATCGTGTCGGCGAGCTCGGGAAGACCCCTCACCCGGTGGAACAGGACGGCGAGGCGGAGCAGCGCGCCCGGGTGATTGTGGTCGACGGCCTGGCCGAGCCACTGGCCCGCCGTCTCGCTCTCGCCGCGGCGGAGCGCCTTCGATCCCAGCTTGTAGAACGCGTTCGCGTCGCCCACGGCCTCCCGCCGTTCAGGCGACGCCGGGACGCCGGCCCAGTCGCCGCCGGGCCGGTCCCAGAAGTCCGGGGGGCCGGAGAGCCGGACGAGGAGAGCGTTCAGCTGGTCGACGGCCGAGCGGGGCGCAGCGGCGCGCTCGGTGGGGTGTGGGGCGGTCACTTCTTCCACCGGCGGTCGTCGGCGCCCCGCTCGGAAGCGGGGACGTCGGGGCCGGCCGTGGATGCGGTCGCGATCGAGTAGGCCACGGCTCCGGCGTGGTCGAGGCAGGCGTAGTGCTGGTTCTCCTCGGCCGAGTCGACGAAGTACAGCACCGCGGTGTTCGCGCACATGCCGCATGAGGGCGGGGCGTCGTCCGGGCCGCTGGTGCGGTCGACGAGGCCGAGGCGGCCCTCGCCGGTCCCGTATCCGCCGCTCATCCGCCGGGCCATCTCGAGGTCGTTCGGTCCGCTCATGGGGGTGGGCTCCTCCGGTTCAGATCACTGTCAGGGTAGGGGGCCGGGTGGCCCGGGTCAGGCGGTATCGGCGAACAGGCCGAGCTGTTCGACGCTCGGGGGCGCGGCCGGGAGCGGAGGCACGTGAAGCGGTCGCGCCGGGGCCGTCTTGGGAAGTTCGGCCGGGGCGGTGGGCCGCTCGGCTTCGGCACGCAGGGCGGTGACGGTCTCGGGGTCCAGGCGGTGCTCGGCGATCTCCTCGGCGGTGGGCACCCAGCCGGCCGGGACCTTGCGACCGAGGCGATAGGTGATGCCCTGGACCTTTGCCCAGGCCCGCCAGAGACGATCGTCACGCTCCTCCCATGCGTGGGTCTCTTCGATCGCCGCGTACAGCGCCTCGGTCTCCGCCTTCCGCCGTCGCTCGTCCTCGGCGGCAGCGTGGTCGCGCAGGGCCGCGTGCCGGCCACCGATGAGCGGGCGGAGGGGTTCACGCTCCGCCTGGCGGTCTTTCTCGATCGGGGTGGGGCGGTAGACCCGCCACAGGAACAGGGCGTCGACGCCGTCCCTGGTGATGCCCACTTGCCGGTGGCCTGGGATGTACGGCTCGGTGACTGCGATGAACCCGGCCTTGACGAGCGGGGCGAGGCGGGCGTCGTCGACGCGTGCTCCGGGCCAGCCGGGCCGGGGCCGGTCTCGCAGGATGCCGTCCTTGTCGTAGCTGAGCCCTGCCGTGCCCGCCATGGCGATGAGGTGGGCCTGCCGCTCGGACCAGCCGAGCGCATCAGCCCGCCTGCGGTTCAGCTGGCGCTCGCGGGCGGTCTCCAGGAAGCTCGCCGTCTTCGTCCCGGCCGGGGGCAGCTCGGCTTCCGGTGCGGGCGCGGGGGCAGGTTCCGGGCGGCCCTCGGGCGCGGGGGCTGCAGCCGGGGGCTCGGCCGGGGCCGAGGGCTCCTCGCGCACCCGGGAACCGGTGTTGGCCACGCTGGCCTTCGGGCGGTCGCCACCGAAGTAGCGGACCGAGACCCGGAAGGCGAACCCGGCCTCGTCGGCCAGGTGCTCGATCTCGTCGGCGTGGGCAGCGATCGTCTCGTCCGCGTGGCGGGCGAGGACGAGGACGTAGGTCCCGGTCCGCTCACCGTTGCGGTACTCGCCTTCCACTCGGAAGTCGCAGCCGCGGCCCTGGGTGAGGCCGAGGCCGCGCAGGATCCGGGCGATGGCCACGGTCGGGGTCCGGGGTGGTGCGGTGGTGCCCATGGGGCCTCCTGTCGGTCACTGCATGGTCTAGTGGGTAGTCACTATGACTAACGCCGGGGACCCCGGAGGGTTCCGGGGTCCGGACATAAAAAGCGCAGGTCAGGCCGTGTCCGGACAGGCGGCCGGATGGATGTCCGGCCGCCTGTCCGACCTACTCCCGGCCGTCGTTCGCGCCGAGCTCGCGGAGCATGGGCCAGGCCGCCGCCGACGCGGCGGTGAAGGCCTCGCGGTAGGCGTCGGACTTGACGTCGAGGCCCCGGGTCGCTTCCCGGAACGTGGCGAGCGCCTCGGCCGCGTCGTCGGCCAGGTCGTTCAAGGCCTCGCGCCGGGCGAACTCCGGGCGCAGGTCGAGCCAGAACAGGGTGCTGTCCTGGGCCGGAACGCCCTCGAAGGACTCGCCGGCGACCACGAACGCGTCGACGGTCTCGCTGTCGGCCATGTACCAGGACAGCGCCTTGGCCCACGCCTTCTCGGTGCTGTGGGCCTCCACGACGTAGGCGAGGGGGCCTTCGCCGGCGTGGCGGCCGGGGCCGGCGATGACCACGGTGAAGGGGCGGGCGCCCTGCCGGTAGTCGTACTCCACGTCGTACATCGGGGTGCGGGCGAACTCGGCCTCGATCCGCGGTACGGTTCCGCGCCCGGCGGCGTCCTCGCGGATCTCGGCGAGGCGGGCGAGCTGCTGGCTGATGCGCAGCCCGGTGAGCGGGGCCTCGGCCATCGGCCAGACGTTCCGCGCGAGTGCCGTGTACGCGGCCCCGGCGAGGACGGTGACGTCCCGGGAGTCGGCCAGGCCGAGCTGGCGGGCCTGGGCCTCCAGGTAGAGGCCGGAGATCGCGCCCCGGTCTCCGAGGGTCATCTCGTACGGCTTGAGCACCTTGTCGGGGCGGACCAGGCCGTACTTCACGGAGAGGACCAGGACGGTGCCGCCGTCGGCGGTGAGGGCCTCGGCCGCCGCCCGGCAGGCCTGGAAGTACCCGCCGACGTAGAGCTCGCCGGCCGGGGCGGGCCGGGCCAGCTTCTTCGCTGCGCATCCGCTGATTACGACGATGCGCTCGGCGGCGGGGACCGTGATGCGGTTCATGTGGGCGTCCTTTCTATCCGGACGGTTGTCCGGGATGGCCGGGCGCCTGACCGGACGGATATCCGGTCAGACGCCCTCTGGCGGTGTCCGTGCAGGTCAGTGGTTGTCCGGGCTGTCCGGGCTCCGGTTGTCGCGCTGTCCGGGCATGCCCGCGTCGGTCACGGCCTGGCGGCAGGCGGCGCAGGAGGCGTTCCCGCCGTTCCGGTGCTTGTCGGCCGCATGGTCCGCGCCCCGCTGGGCGCAGGCGCCGCACTCGACGCCCTCGTTCTCGGTGCGGTTCCAGCAGTCCTCGTTCAGGCAGGCGAGCGGGCAGCGGGGGGCGGTGCACCGGCCGTGGACGAGGTAACCGGCGCATCCTCTGGCGAGGCAGGCCGCGCCGGGCTCTTCGCCGTCCACCTGGAACAGGTCGGGGTCGTCGTCCGTCAGCTGGAGGTCGACGATCCGGTGGCCGTCCCTGCTGACGACCTCCACCTCCAGCTGCTCACCGCCGGCCCGGGCGAGGAGGGCGCGGGCGGCCACCTCGTCGGAGGCCTCGACCGTGACGAGGACCGTCGCGGCGGACAGGAACTGGAACGTGCGGGTTGCGCTCATGCTGGGCTCCGGGGGGGGGGGCGGGCGGCGGGCCCGGGCGGGCCCGCCGAGGTGGGGTGGGTCAGGCGGTGGCGGCGGAGGAGTCGAGGCCGGCGACGAACTCGGCGGCGATGGCCGCGCGGTGCTGGGCGGCCTTCCTGCGGGCCTCGTCGCGGTCTCCGGTGTGGGTGCTGAAGCCGCACTCGCACAGGGCGGCGCTGCCGCTGCTGTAGACCATCCCGGCGCGGCGGCCGGGCTTGTTCAGCCCGGCGGTCGCCAGGCCGAGGTCGGCGGGGTGCGACCATCCGGCCGGTTCGGTGGTGTGGGTCCGGTGCGCGCGGGCGAGGAGCGCGAGCCGGGTGACGAGGGTCAGGCGGACCTGGCCGTCGTCGTCGGTGACGAGGCCCCGGGCCCTGAGGCGGGCGGTCGCTCCCTGGGGGATGCGCCAGATCCCGCAGAGGATCACGCGCTCCTGGTGGTCGCCGAGCCCGTACCGCGCCTCACTGCTGACGATCAGGTCGAGGTCTCGCACGGTGGTGTCCGTGAGGGCGTTCCCGGCGGGCAGCTGGGGGGCGAGCCTGATCTCCCGGGGGTGCTCGACGACCTGCTCGCCGCGGAGCTGCCGGTACGTCCAGGTGATTACCGCTCCGCCGTCGGCGGTGGCCTCGATGGTGCAGTCGCGGCGGGCGGCCCGGCGGAGGATCAGCAGGGCGTGGGCCTCGCTCGCGATGCCCTCGGTGGTGCCTCCCGCGTGGCTGATGGTCTCTCGGAACATGGCGAGTCCTTCCATGGCGCTGGTCAGGGGAGGGTGAGCGCGGTCAGGCCGCGAGGATGTGCGCGGCGACCCGGTGGAAGCAGGGGTGGAGGGCCTTGAGGCCGGCCGGGCACGAGCAGGCCTGGCGGGCGGTGAGGTAGAAGGCGGTGCCGTCGCTGCTGACGGTCTTGAAGACCCGGTGGCCGCGGATGGGGACGATGCCGCCGTCCTCGATGAGCTCGCGGGCGGCTTCCACGCGTTCGGGCTTGAAGCCCTGGAGTTCGCGGGTGGTCTTGCGCACCGCGCGCCTGCACTTGGGGCCGAGGCCGTCCGCCGAGGGCCGCTTGAGGACCCGTCGGCACTTGATGCACCGGAGGGGGTGGGTCTGGGTCTCCGTTGCATCCATGGGGGCCTCGCTTGGGGTGGTGGGTGGTGGTTGGTACACCTACATCATTTCCGTAATCGACTTTGGATAACCCGTTTTCCAAAATTGATTAGGCAAAGAGTCGGCAAAGGGTGTTTCACCTGCGCGGACACCGTCCGAGCCCCGCGTCCGGGCGGCGTCCGGACAGCGCGAAGCCCCGCCCTCCGTCGGGAGAGCGGGGCTCGGGTCCGGTGCCGGCCGGGGCGGGTCAGTCGGTGCGGAGCGCCCGGAGCAGGTCCGCCACGGTCTCGACCGTCTCCCCGAAGAGGGTGAGCGCGACCCGGCCGTGCTCCTGGTGGACGCAGCCGCGCAGCTCCCCGTCGAGGAAGCAGACGTCCTGCTCGAACCCGTCAGCGAGGCTGGCGGCCGTCGGCCACGGCTCGGCCTCGCAGTCGCACTCCTCGTCGTGCGGGCAGTCGCTGCGGTTCTGGAACCACGCGCTGATCCGCTCGTACTTGGCCGGTTCGAGGACGTTGAAGGACAGGTACGCCTCGTCGCCGAAGGAGCCGGCGAGGATGTGCGCGCTGACGCCGGGGGCGGCCATCGCGCACCAGGAGCGGATGCCTCCGCCGGGGCCGTACGGCTTGGTGATGGTGCCGCTGCCGCCGTTGGCCTGGATCAGGTAGGCGGCGGCGGCGTGGGCGGCGGCGCTGGCCGCGGTGCGGGCGCTTTCGCGGGCCGCCCTGTAGGTGGAGGCGGCGGGCGAGGTGTCGGTCATGACGGTCTCCGGGCTGGTCGGGGTGGTACCGGTGGGGCGGCCCGGGTGGGCCGGGCCGCCGGGGGCTGCTACTTGCAGGTGTCGTGCCGGTCGCAGTTGCAGCGGCCGCAGGCCGCGCACATGAGGTCGGCGGTCAGGCCGCACGCGCCGCAGCCGAAGTTCTCGTCGAGGTCGGCGTCGTCGAGGGCGCCGGTGAGGTCGATCAGCGCGTCCTTGTCGAAGCGTGGGAGCGGTCGGCACGTGCCGTCGCAGTACGCGGTCTCTCCCAGGCCGACGTAGAGGCTCTCGTGGCCCTCGCAGGCCGGGCGGGGCTCGACGCGGATGGTGGCCTCGGCGACGGCGAGGAGGGCGGTGCCGTCGATGTCGGCGCTGGAGCGGGCCGCGCCGACGCGGGTGATCATGTCGCGGTCGTCGGTGACCTCCTCACCCTGGGCGCGGGCCACGCCGTAGACGAGGGTGCGCAGGTCGCCGCCGGTGGCGCAGCCGTACGTGCGGTCCTCGATGGCGGGGTGCGTGATGGTGACCTGGTACATGCGGTGCTCCTTCTGCTCTGCTGCTGGGCTGGCGGGTCAGGCGGTGGCGGGGCCGGCGTACGGCCGGGTGGCCAGGTGGGTGTGGTCTGCGGCGGGCGGGACGTCGCGGAGGGGGAGGCCGAGGGCGCGGGCCTCGCGCTCGGCGATGAGCACGCTGTCGAGGTAGGAGCCGCCCGCGTAGTCGCGGGCGGGCCTCGGCAGGTGAGGGAGGGAGCCGCTGCTCTTGGTGATCGCGACCGCGTAGGCGACGACGACGAACCCGACGACGTCCTCGGAGGGGACGACGATCACGTCCTCGTCGGCGATCTCGTCGCGGTTGGCGGCTTCGCGGACCGCCGCGGTGCTGTCGAAGTGGTGGACGCGGATCAGGTCCTGCGGGGCCTCCGCCGGTCCGTCCCGCAGGGCGGTGGCGGCGTGCTCGCAGGCGGTGCAGAGGATGGAGACGCGGGCCGCCAGTTCGTCGCTCAGCCAGCGGGTGACCTCCTGGCCGCACTGGGTGGTCGAGCCCTCGGGGTTCGCGAAGTGCGGGTCGAGGTCGTCAGCGCCGTGGGTGAGGACGAGGCCGGCCTGCTGGCCGAGCTGGAGGATCTCCGCGTTGCGGTCGCCGGGATCGGTCAGGGCGGCGAAGGCGCGTGCGGCCTGGGTGAGTTGGGAGCCGGCCGAGGAGAAGGACGGCGGGCACGGCGGGGAGGCCAGCAGGGACTGGGGGAAGGAGAGGGCCGGGTGGTCGCGCATGGCGGGGCCTTCCTGGTGGGGTGGTGAAGTGGTGACACCTTCATCATTTCCTGAATCAATTCAGGTAAACCATGTAACCAAAATAGATTCAGGAAAACTGGGTCCTGGAGCGCGTTTGCCGTAACCGACTTGTGGAACACTCGGAGCATGAGCCGAACCGGACCCCGCAACCTGCACGCCGACTACGAGCCCAGCGAGAAGCTGCGGGCCGCGATCGCCGCATGGGAGGAGGCCGTTCAGAAGGAGGAAGAGCTCCGCCATGCCGCGCGCAAGGCGATCGCCGACGAGCTCCTCGAGGCCCGCATCTCCCACGGCGTGATGTCGCAGCACGTCCCGTGGACCGAGGCGACCGTCACCGGCATCGCCAAGGAGTACAAGGTCCCCGGCCTGCGCCAGCGCACGTAGCGCGTGCCACGAAGGGCCCCGACTACCTTGAGTCGGGGCCCTTCGTGCTGGCCGGGGCTTGCCCGGTGCCCGCGCAGTCGGGGCAGGGCCGCCAGTGGCAGGGCGTCTTGCCGTACCCCCGGCAAGTGGCGCACCGGGGGCGCTGATTCATATGGGCGACCCGTAGCTGCTCCACCCCCCTGCGGACGAGGGCGGCCCAGGCCAGGGGCTCGTCGGTGGCAGCCGCAGGCTGCGCTGGCTGGTTGCGCCAGCCGGCCGCCTCCAGGCGCCGGTGGACCTCTTGTACGGCTTGGGTCTCGGCGGCCCGGCACACGCACTGCCGCTCGCTCATACCGGGTGCTCGGCTCGGCTGTTCCGGCCGCCGCCGGAGTGCCGGGGGCAGTAGTCGCCATGCGGGGCGATGTGCCAGCCGGCTCGGGCGGCGGCCGACCGGGCGCCCATGCCCGTCACGGCGTCGGTGAGCAGCCGCCCCGGGCAGACCCCGTACTGGTGGGTGCTCTCGCAGTGGACCGTGACGCTGATGGTCAC